TAGAAAATTCAATAAAAGAAACTGATAATTTTCAACAAGTACTTGACAAAATTACTGTCTTAATGAAATTAAATTACAAAAAACTTTTTTCTATAAGAAATTATCCTTCATTGAACGAAGATTGACATATTTCTTAAATCAGGATAATCTTGCCAACTCCATGTTTTTGGAATTGTGTTTATTGCTGTATCTAATTTATCTAAGCCTAATTGAGCAGTTTCTGGAGTCATATAATAATGATACCCAAAACTGTCGATGTCTTGTTCCGCCCAAGGTAGATCACGAGATCTACCATCATAACTTAGTTTTATTAAATCATGATATGCAGATTCGTTGTCAGTTAAAATCATTCCACCTCTCCCAAGACTTAAATGTTTTTTAAACTGAAAACTCAAACACATAAACGTATTAGGTATATAACTATTTTGTTTCCATAATACAGCAGCATCATAAATATTGTCTGATAGTTTATAATAATGTTCCCAAGGATTGTCTTGCCATTGCCACCTAATGTTTAATTTTTTTGCAGTCATGGGCACTGATAAATAAGTACGATTTGGAATTGATATATTTTGAATTTTGTTATAAATTAAACACATCTCAATTGCGTGAGTACAGCAATCTGTTGAAACAGCAAATTTTGAACCAAAGAATTTTGCAATTTTATTTTCAAATTTATTAATTATATCGAACATAATATATTTATAGAAAGGTTTATATGTCTAAAACATTTTATCATTTTGTCTGGGGCGAGTTTGGATTAGAAAACATAGTAAATGAACTTGAAAAAGATAACTCATATACAGACATTGTAATTTTTGGTCCTGAAGAACACGAAATAGGATTTGCATTTCACGACACAGAATTTGTAATGTTTAAAAGATTTCTAGATTATCATAATGTTAACTTAAAAATGATTTTAGGTGCACCGACTAACAGTATTTTAAATTACAGATACCAATTTAAAGATTTTAAAAATTTAAATCCATGGCATACGTTTTTTGCAAATTTTGTAATTCAACATATTTTATATCTTAAAGCATCCCCTTATGGACATAATAATGTAATTAATAAACATTTTACTTCAATGAATGGAAGAGCTCATCCGTGGAGATGCATGTTTATTGATTATATGTACAAGTACAATTTGTTTGATAAAGGTTATATAAGTTGGCATAATTCTGAGAATTGGCAATACCCATACGATTTTAAATGGTGGGCACCTAAAAAATTAAATTTTGATAAAAACTGGGTCAACCCATCTAATGGTTTTTATGACATGTATACAGTACCGATTGAATTTAAAGATAGTCTGTTTAGTATTATCTCAGAATCAAACTTACAAACTATTTTTGTAACAGAAAAAACTTATCTACCAATATATCATAAACGGCCGTTTATTATATTTGGCGCTCCTTATATACATCAATATTTAAAATCTTTAGGATTTATGTTGTTCGATGAAATTATAGACTATTCCTTTGACTCAGTAGACGACGACGAAAAAAGATGTGATATGCTTATGAAAGAAGTTGCAAAACTTTGTAATACTAATATAGAAAAACTTAGAAAAAAATCAATTACAAAGGTTGAACATAACTTTAATAATTTACTAAAAATTGTAGAAAATAAAAAGTTAATACCAAAGGAAGTAAGACGTACAATTGAAAATGGCACTCACGAAAGATTTGATCTTTATAGAAATGTGTTAAATATCAGTAATACAAAAGATTTTTTAAATTTAATCAATAAGGACACATAACAATATGAAAATATTTTTAACAGGTGCAAGCGGATTTATTGGTCAATAATAATGACAAAAAAATATCTAGTAGGATCTGACTATTATTATTTTGCTTGGGGACCCGAAGAAAAAGAAGATTTGATGTGTGCGGTTAATTCGATACCAGAAATAAAGAGAATTGTTTTTTTTGGTCCTGAAGAACATGAATTTGCTAATTTTTTTACTAATCTAGGTCAATACAAAGACCTTGCAACAGAATTAAAAAGATTAAACAAAGAACATATTATTCTAACATCAGCTGTAGAAGATTCTAGATTAAATTCATTATGGCCATACAAAAATCAAAAAAATTTTGTTTTTTGGGATTCTTATTTTGCGTATCAAGTGCTACAGTACTACATGGAAAGAAACATAAAACCTTTTGAACACAACGAAAAAATCGATAAACATTTTATTTCATTGAACGCTAGAGCACACAATTGGAGATGTATGTTTGTTGATACTATGTACAAGGAAGGACTATTTAATCACGGTTATGTAAGTTGGCACAACGCTGACAATTGGGACTACTCGTATAAGTTCAAATACTGGAAACCTAAGATTATCAATTTTGATGAAAATTGGATTAATAGTACAGACGGAATTCTGGATATAATGCTACCTCCGGAGAAACAATTTAAATCAAGTTTGTTTAGTGTTATTTCTGAATCAAGCGATCAAATTCTAAAAACAACAGAAAAGATTTATATTCCAATTTATCACAAAAGACCATTTATAGTTTATGCTGCTCAATATTTTTATAAATTTTTACAAACACAGGGATTTGTACTGTTTGATGAAATATTTGATTATTCTTTTGATAATATTCCAAATGATGAGTATAATGACGGGAAAGAACGATGCGAAGCAATGATGTATGAAACTAAAAAAATATTAAATTATGATCCTAACGATTTATATAAAATACTAAAACCAAAGATTGATCACAACTACAAAGCATTATACAAATTAGTTAAACGCCAATCAGTTAGCGACTCAGTAAAATTACTAATTGAAAATGCTAATCTAGTGAAAAAGGATTTTAATTATTTTACAACGTTTAATTTAAAAGACAATGATAAATTTAAAGAATTTTCAAAGAGATAAAATTGAATTCAAATGTATAATAATTCACTAAATATCAATAATAACACTTAATATAGGAAAAATAGATGAAAATATTACTTACAGGTGCAAGCGGATTTATTGGTCAGCATCTTTTACCACGTTTAGAAAAATTAGGCGTAGTTCATGCTTTAACAAGTGATTTAACGGATCACAACTCAGTAAAAGAAGAAATAAAATCTGTAGCACCGGACATTGTTGTTCACCTTGCAGCAAGAACTGAAGTACAAAAAAGTTTTTATGAGCAAGTCAGTTTTAGCGAAGTAAACTACGTAGGAACTGTAAACTTAATTGAATCTTGCAGACAACTAGATCCGATGCCCTATTTTGTATTTGCTAGTACAATGGAAGTATATGGATGGCAACCTATATCAGATGAAGTAGAACGCACAGGAACATATGTTAAAAGTGTAGCATTTGACGAAAATACAATTCCGCATCCAAACGCTCCTTATGCAGTTGCAAAACTTGGATGTGAAAAGTATTTAGAATACGCAGAACGTGCCTATGGGTTACGTTGGACTGCTATGCGTCAAACTAACTGCTATGGCAGAAAAGACAACGACTTCTTTGTCACTGAGCAAATTATCAGTCAAATGATCAAAGGTGACGTTTGTAATTTAGGTTATGCAGAGCCTTATAGAAACTTTATTTACATTGACGACTTGTTAAATGCTTGGATGACTCTAATTGAAAGTCCGGAATATTGCTCAGGACATTTGTTTACAATTGGCCCAGACGAACCACGCAAGATTAAAGATTGTGCCAATTATATTGCTGAAAAACTAAAATGGTCGGGACAAATTAATTGGAATACCAAAGATCCTAGACATGGAGAAATTTGGTGGCTCAACAGTAATCATAACAAGTTAACTCAACTTACCAGTTGGGTACCAAAAGTTTCCTATGAAGAAGGTATTGATAGAACAATACATCATTGGAAAAATATTTTAAAATAATGTATTTTACAAATATTCCACTTTATGAAAATCCAGAAATTTTTGGACTAACTCATAATAACTTGAATATTTGGAAAAATCAAAATATTGGAAAATATTTTTATAGAGTTAAATATAAAAATTTAAAATCAATTGATTATATTCCTGAAAAAATAATCAATTTAGCAAAAAAAAATAAAAATTTTTATATATTCTTAGACGACACGTTAGAAGGATATGCATATTTAAATTTTAATAAAGTATATGAATTTGTTTTTTCTAATAAGTTAGAAAAAAAAGTTATCTACGTTAGCGGCCATTTGGAATCAGAAAACGAATATAAAGCGTGGTTAAAAAATAAAAACAAAAATTCTGTTTTCTATGTTTGTTCAAATAACAACTGGTTTTGGAGCACACGTAGTTGGACTATAGATTCTAAGATCAAAATAGATATTGATAAAATACAATGGTATAATTGTCTAAACAATCGTCCTAGAGAACATAGACTAGCAACAGTAACATACTTAGATTATCTAAATTTATTAGACAATGGATATGTATCGGCTAACGATAGATCTTACGAAGTGTTGGATAACTTTGAATTTAAAGATATACTTTTTACTCCAATTAGCAAATATAAAAAAGAATATGCTGAAATTTTAATTAATCATGCTGATAAAGTTCGACCAAAACTTCCGTTAATTGTTGACGCTACTGATTTGGCAAACAAATGTCTTTTTCATGATCTATCTCCTAAAATTTATAATAATGCATTGATAAATCTTGTTACTGAAACATTTTATTTTACTAGTTACAATATAAAGTCTGAAATGTTTATAACAGAAAAAACCTGGAAAGTCTTTACAGCAAAACAAATACCTGTTATAATAGGACCAAGAGGTATCCTTGAAAGACTTAGAAAATACGGGTTTGATGTGTTTGACGACTTGATCGATAATTCGTACGATAACGAATCAGATTCAACAAGATTATTTTCGGCAATAAATTCTATGAATAAAATTATAAGCAAATACACAATTGATGAATTTTCTGAAATAACAAAAAGAAGAAGACTTAAAAATTATAAAATTATAATGAAAGGTTTGCCACTTGATCTCCCTATATGGAAAGTTTTAGATGAAAGTTGATTTAGATGATGTGGCGTTTTGGATGGATGCTATTAGAAATGCAGAAAATCAATACAGTGTTCTTGAAAGTTTTTGGAAAGGACAACTAAAAAGTAAGGTGTGGTTAATTGAAAATCTGTCTAAATTAGTTCAAACTCAAAACAATCGTGTTGTAATCCACGGTGGGTGGAATGGTGTCTTATCTGCACTGCTCTTTAATTCAACAATCGATATAAAACACATTACAAGTTTAGATATAGATGTTTCCTGCGAAGAAGTTGCTGCAATGATTAATAAACGATACGAAATAGAAAATCGATTTTGTGCAGTAACAGCAGATATGTCTGTTTATCAGTATCAAGAAATTCCGTCTATTGTAATTAACACTAGTACAGAACATATTACTCAAGAACAATATAATACTTGGTTAAGCAATGTTCCCAAAGACACATTAGTTGTAATACAAAACAACAACTATCATAGTTTACCCGAACATATAAGAACTTTTGATACTGTTGATGACTTTGCTGATTCATCACAGTTAAACAACATACTTTGTAAAGATGTATTAGAATTGCCTCTTTACAACAGATTTTTAATTATTGGCTACAAATGACGTGGTATGAATCAACAAATCCTGAAGTAAAAAAATGGCAAGATTTTATCGAAGATCGTGCTACTAAAACTTTTTGTGTGTTGCCTTGGATACATCTTGCCACAAGACCAAATGGCGATATGAGATTGTGTTGTAGTGCAAATGCAAGTGGTGCAGGTGTAGACCATACTCTTGGAATTGTAAAGACTGCTACAGGCGAACATTTGAATTTTTCTAACACTACTCCAACGGAGGCATGGAACAGTGAATACATGCGCGGTGTTAGAAAAACCATGATGGATGAAAAAATACCAGTTAGTTGCTCTAAATGTTTTTCAGAAGAATCAAAGGGAGTTGCTAGTAAAAGAATATGGGAAACTGCTACGTGGTTAGAACGTGGTATTGATCCGGTAAATCTTTTAAACGAAACCAAATCAGATGGTCGTGTTCCTAACAAACTAGCATATCTTGATTTGCGTTTAGGTCATACTTGCAACATCAAATGCGTGATGTGCAGTCCGCACGACAGTAGTCAATGGGTCAAAGATTGGAAACAATTATTTCCGCAAATAACTCACGACGTAGTAAAAAATCAACTACAATGGGATAAAGAAAGTTTTGATAACCGATGGCACGAAAATCCGGAGTTTTGGAAACAACTTTACAAGCAAATTCCTAATTTAAAAGAAGTTTATTTTGCTGGTGGCGAACCACTTATGATTCGCGAACATAAAAAGTTTATAGAAGAAATAATACGTCAAGGCTATAACTATGATATCATCTTGCGTTATAACACAAACGGAATATTAGTCGACGAAGAATTAATTGAACTGTGGAAACACTTTAAACTTGTAAAAGTTGGTGTTAGCATTGATGCAGTAGGTAAACGTAATAACTATATTAGATTTCCTACTGACTGGAGTAAGGTTGAAAAAAATCTGCATATGTTAGATAATACTCCGGATAATATTCAGCCATCGATTGCAACAGCCGTACAAATTTTTAATATTAAACATCTTCCAGATTTTATCTATTGGAAACTATCTAGCAATTTTAGAAAAGTTAATAAACAAGTCAACAACGACATTGAAGTAGGCGGCGGCCTTGTTAATATGCATCTATTATACATTCCTACTTTTTTAAGTATACAAATGTTACCCAAAGCGGACAAAGATGAGATAAAAGACAGTTTTATGCGGTTTAAAGGTTGGCTTGAAGTTAATCATAATAGCAGTGATTTTTGGCAGGGTAATCCGTACGGATGGCGTCGTTGGGAAGGTATGTTAAATCATATGTATGCTGAAGATCAATCACATTTACTTCCGTCATTTAAGGAATACGTAAATAAACTAGATTCAATAAGAAAAATAAACGCTCGTGAAGTGTTTCCTGAATTAGCACATTTACTATGATTGTAAAAATAGAAAACAACCAGCAGCCCAACGTATTACGAATAGAGTATATGTTAGGAAACACTTGTAATCAAAAATGTAATTATTGCTTTCCAGGCAGTAACGAAGGCGATCATCCGTGGCCCGACTTTGAAACTGTTAAGAAAAATCTATCTCATCTATTAGATTATTACAAAAAAAATGGCAAAGAAGTTTTTAATATATTTTTTGTAGGCGGCGAACCAACACTCTGGGACGGTTTTTTGCCACTTTGCGAATATCTAAAATCAAAATATAAGTGTATACTTGAAATTAGCACCAACGGAACTCGCGGTGTAATATGGTGGACCAAGGCAGGCAGAGTTTTAGACCATGTTAATATTAGTGTGCATCATGAATATGCAAGAATACAAAAGATAAAAACCCTAGCAGATTTTTTATATGAACTAGGAGTTTTTGTTAATGTTGATGTATTGATGGATCCTGCCGCGTTTGAAAAATGTGTTAAACTAGTTGAAGACTTATCTGATAGTAAATGTGCATGGCCTGTTCTTGCTAAAGTTGTACATTACAACGGCGAAAGTCGATATACATCAGAACAACAAAAATACTTTATTGAACCTATAAAAAGATATCCTAGCAAAGAATGGTTTGCTGCAACAGTTAAAAAACCCAGGACAGAAGTTTATATTACAAACAACAGCAATACAGTTGTTACTACAACGTCTGACAGTTATCTAACCTTAAACAAACTAAATTATTTCAAAGATTGGAATTGTAATCTAGGTGTTGATTTGTTAAAAATCTTTTATGATGGCAGAATAACAGGAAACTGTCAACAAAAATTGTTTGGCTCGGATACTTATCACAACTTGTACGAGCCAAATTTTGACAAAACATTTTTCCCTGACATTTTACCTGTTGTATGCACAAAGTCTATTTGCGGTTGCAACGGTGAAATAATTTTAAAAAAGTGGATAAGCAATGATAACCTTTGAAACATTAGAGCCTGTTACTGACGGAATATTTCAAATTGCTTGGGAATCCACTTTAAAATGCAACTTTGATTGTGCATACTGCGGCGACGGCCACGACAACAGTCAGTCGCATCCTAGCCTTAAAGACAGTTTAAAAACTGTAGATTTTATATTCGATTATGTAGATACTATAATGTCTACTAAAACAGATCAATATCGAGAAGCAAATTTAAACATTCAAGGCGGCGAAAGTATTTTTCATCCAAACATTGTTGAAATATTAGAATACATAAACAGCAAAAAAAGTCAATACAGTTGGACAATGCGTGTTGCACTAATAACAAACGGTTCTTGTTCAACTGCAAAGTGGATAAAAATTGTACAATACATTGATTATGCTACAATGAGTTTTCATGCTTCTTCACACACAAAATTTCATTTGATGTTTAAGTATAATTGTCTTTATTTAAAATCAGTCGGCAAAAATTTTCAAATCAATGTTATGATGGATCCTAACTATTGGGATAGATGTGTAAGACTAGTTGATTGGGCAAATCAAAGAACATTTACAGTGCATAAAAGACAAATCGACCATCATTGGTTTGATACACGTTTTAACTACACTGACCAACAAGCAGAATATATTACAGGTAAAAAGCCTTCTACAACAACAGAAAAAATTAAAGCAGTTTTTACTGGTGGATTTAATTTAGATGCCACAGGTCGTGCTTGTTGCGGCGGTAAAACTTTGTGCTCTAATAGTTGCGATACCACAACTTATGTTAAAGGCAACAACTTTAAAGGATGGCATTGTTCAGTTGACCGATTCTTTTTATATATCAGACAAACAACCGGTGAAGTTTTTACAAATAAAGATTGTAGAATGAATTTTGACGGGCAAGTTGGCCCTATTGGAAACTTAAAAAATACACAAGCAATCTTGGAAAAAATAAAAAAAGGCACAGATACAATAGTTTGCAAAAAATCTAAATGTTGGTGTGGACTTTGTGCTCCTAAAGCAGCAACAAAAGAACTGTTTGATGAAATTAATCGTAAGTATGCCAAGACGGTAAACTGATAGCATTCCAATCAGTTAATACTAAATCTTTAGCCATTCCAGATTCCAAACGCCACGGAACAATACCTTCGGCAGCCCGTTGATCAAAATCTAGTACAGCATCAGGCATATTTTTTTGCATCCAAGATATTAGATAATTTTCTTTTTCTATACGATATTTTAATGGTAACAAAGACGCAGTACCTTCATATGCAAAAATATTACTCATATGAACAACTGTTCCTTCTGGATCGGCAGTGTCTATAATTTTTACAAACTGCTCAACATCGTTAATTGCGTCAATGTGATGAAATTCAAAATGATGATAGGGCATGTCTTTTACACGTTCACGCATTTCATCTAACGCACGTAAATTGTAATCATAAAACTTAATCACAGTTTCGTCTTTGTAACCGTGCAGCATTAATTTGTGAAACCAGTCTATTCCAGCCGCAGGATGTACAAACTGTGTGATAGGTTTTTTATAAGGTCTTGGAAAATTTAAATTACCTGTATTTTCCTTAAATGTGTGATGTGTTAAACAATAGTTATATCTATGATAAATCCACGAACTGGTATCAACGTCTCGATATAGATAATGTTTACTGCTTCTTAATTTTTCATCAAACGCACATATTTCATGTCCGGCCTGTAAACCAGCAGCGATCAAATTCCATCCGCGGTACTTACTTTTGTATACCTGTGTTTTATTAAGTATGTGTTTACGCAATACTATGGGTAAATAGTCGTCGTGTACGTTTTCAGCAGATCTGTATGGTACTTCCTGCGTATGAGAATCCAGTAATTCAGTTTTACCTACACCGGGTTTACCCAGTTCTCTGTATTTTTTTAAATTTAAAACATAACATTGATAGTGTAGTCCGTAATAACTGTCGCCCATGTCTATGATATGCGCTAACAAGAAAAAGTCACTGGGTAAATTATCAAAAAAATCACTACCGTTTATAAATTCTGTTCCGGCACTTATTACTACAGCAACTTTATAGTTGTCAGCAACCTGTTGAAGCATACGGTCTTCGTTGACGTCAACATAAACATCATAGCCAAATCCTGTACAATTTGTAATTGTATAGTCAGCAGTGTTTTTAACTAGTTCTCGCATCCAAGGTTTGTATTCATCAGTATCATCTATAATACAAATACAAATATTAGATTTTGAGTTTTTCCCTTTGTAAAGCATATGCTTTCCTATAACTGTCTGCTAATAGTTTGCAATAATCCTCTTTGCGATCGCCCACAATGCCGTGAACAATAAGATGTTTACGTTCGTCTGAACTAAAGTTTATAACAGAATGATTTTTCAAGATATTAACTAAAAATGCTCTGCCGTTGTTAAATGGTACCACACCAGAATCCTCAATAGTCATAAAACAGTTTGGTGGGTGATCTATAGCAATATTAATCGGCAGTGGGTGATTCCAAATTTGTCCCCAGTCTATTCCGGACCCTTGATCGTTGTGTGGAGAAATGTATCCTTTGGGACCTAGTTTCATAAATCTTACTCTTGACAAATTTTCAAAAGGCAACGATTCACAAAACTTTTTTATTTTTGTAGTTTTTTTACCTAAGTAGGTCCATTGATATTCGGGTTCAGACTTATATCCGTATGTGGTCCAGTGATTGGTTTTTTCAACATCAATGCCGTGAAGTGTGCAACTTGACCATCCTTGATGTGTGCCTTCGCCGGTCTTTTCGTCTCGGTGTGACACGTAACTTGTTGCAGCATATCTTTCGTCAAACATAAAGTCTAGCGTATCAATATCAAGATCTAGTTGTAACCAGTCTCCGTGACTACCTTGCAACACCCATAATGCAATGTCTTCGTCATTCATATTGTCGTTGGGTAACGAATTAAGTTTACAATTATAAATTCTATTTTTTTCAAAAAATAATTCTGCTTCGTTCATACTATATTTACTGTACAATAAATATCACTATGTTTAGATATGATGAACTACAAAGTATTCATTTAGAAATTACAAATAGATGCCAGGCCAGTTGTCCAATGTGCAGTCGAAATTATAGAGGAAGCATAGATAATCCTTTATTACAAATCTCAGATTGGACCATTGACGACTTTAAAGAAATATTAGATAGCAATACACTAAACATAATTAAAAAGATTGAATTTTGTGGTAACTTTGGCGATCCATTAATTAATCAAGATTTTCATTTAATGACAGATTATTTAAAAAACTTTAACGTATTTGCTGACATACATACAAACGGAAGTTTACGCAGTCAAGATTTTTGGAAAATCTTACCGCAGCATTTGCCTGATCATAGAGTAGTATTTGGAATTGACGGCTTAGAAGACACACATTCTGTTTATCGTAGAGGAACAGATTTTAGAAAAATTCTTGATAATGCAACTGCTTTTATCGATGCTGGCGGTATAGCAGAATGGAGTTTTATTAGATTTAAGCATAATGAACATCAAGTAGATCAAGCACGAGACCTTGCAGAAAAAATTGGTTTTGAAAAATTTTATACAAAAGACAGCAGTAGATTTGCCTTTGAAAAAGAATACATTGTGTTAGATAAAAATGAAAAAACAATTGATCGATTATATCCGCCAGCAATAACAAAAGTTAATTATTTTGATCCAACGGATATTGTAGCAGTTAGCGAAACAATTCAAAACACTGAAATCGTTTGTTATGCTAAACATAAAAAAGAAATTTATATTGATGCTCACAAGCGTATTATGCCTTGTTGTTTTTTAGCAGCCATACCATATGATTATGAGAGAACTACTGATAATTTATTTGCAGCAAAACAACACATAAAAAAACAATACAGTGATTTGATTTATGACTTAGGTAATACCGACGCTAAACAAGGCATTCAAAAAGTAATTGAATCAAACTCGTTTCAAACTGTATGGCAAAAATATTGGAACATTAAAAAATTATGGACCTGTGCTAGAGCATGTGGCAACACATTTAGTAAACCTGTGGATCAAGTTAACAACAAATAGTCCGAATATTCTTTTGCTTTAGGAACACAAACACCACAGCCACAACGCTCGTTTGGGCAAACAATTGGTTGAGGATTTTTTAAATAATTTTTAACCATTGATAATATAGCATCAGTATTATCTAAAGTACCGATAGGTCCTCTTCCTGTAAATTTTGCTTGACAGGTCTGATGATGATACACATTACCAGTATGTTCTTCGATATGAAGGAAGTAATAGTTTACTTTACAAAACCAATCTTTAAAATGATTATCTACTATCGAAACTGATTTCCATGTATCTGTTTTACCTACTAGACATCTGCCTCCACAGCAACCTCTTCCTAAACTAGATCCTGCTAAAACAGCATCGCTGGTTTCTTTGGCAATTCCTTGAGTATTCCAATACCATGCATATTGTTCCGGTGTATATTGGTGCCCAGTTCTGCGTAATACACCTTCGCTATCTTCAAACCAATCGGTACGTTCTTTAACACCGTCACCGAGTGGAGTTGGTACAGCATTTACTCCTGCACTTTTTAAACGATTGTATGCATCTACAGCAATATCCCAGTAGTCTGTGTGCAGCATTACATTGACAGACACCCATAACCCTGCATTGTGTAATGCAATGGCATTTTGTATTGCACGTTCACGTAATTTTTCATCTGCTTCGGTGTGCCAACTTACAGTTACTCCGTTGCAATTTTTTAATATAAAATCTGTATGCTTTGGATGCCATGTTCCGTTTGTAGTAATGCCTACACCGAAGTTACTGTTTGTTTTAATGTAAGAAATCAAGTCCCAGAAACGTGGATTTACTGTAGGTTCTCCTCCAGTAAAATTTATATTAACTTCTTTAAAGTCGTAAACCGAGACATATTCTTTTATAAATTCAAATGTCTTTATAAGTTGATTATAGTCTGTAGGCGGGCTATACGTATTGTGTCTAGTGCTTTCGCAATAACTACAATCAAAATTGCAACGTCTTCCGATATCCCATGTGACTAAAAACGGTTCGGGCTTTGTTAAATTTATAGCGTTTACTTTTTCCATTTTGTAATGTTTATATCTGCGGCGCAAGTACACCATTCTCTAGTACACGTTATTTCTTCTGTTGGAACAGCAAACTCTTGTTTATAAATGTTACCTAAACTTCCACCTACTCTACAAGTTGCACGATGTATTTCGCCGTCCCAGTTAATCATTAAACTTTCTAAACCTGCACGACAAATCCAATCTTTAAACTGATTGTTTTTGTTTACTAACAGATCGTTAACATTGCACTCAATTGTTTTGTCTATTAATGTGTTTGCAGGCGGATTGTGATTTACTGTTTTTAAAAATTCACGTTCATCTAAACTATAACGACCGGTGTCGTCAAACACATCGTGGGTTTCTGTCCAACGTATAGGACGCAGTGCAAATTTTATTTCGTGCTTTGATAGATATTCGATTGCATGTTTTGCTTCGTTGAGTTTTCCCGGAAGCATCATAATATGCACAAGAACTTTGTTTTTATAAAACGGAACAGCAGTGCTTAGTATTGTTCCTAGTACTCTCTCCCAGTTGTATTCAAAGTGTAAACTAAACACAAGATAGTCAATGTATTCACTACATATATCTCTATAAAAATCTACAGTTCGTGTTCCATTTGTTGTAACACTAATCCATTTTACACGTCTTTGTGCATAAGAAAGAATTTTTTTAAATTGTGGATGCACAGTAGGTTCGCCGCCTGTAAAACTAATACGTGGATTTTTCAGTTTTGCAATTTCGTCAATTGCACGTTCTAATACACGCAAGTCTGTGTGTGTTGAACTGTTGTCATGTATTTCGCTGGGACAATAACTACAATCGTAGTTGCAACGTTTGCCTAGGTTCCATTCTATTTTAATGCTATCTTTATAATGTGGGTATAGATTTTCTACACTGTGCATTTTATTACCTTATTAAAATCTTTTAATTTGTTAATGTCTATTTTTTCTACAATCTTAGCAACTGGAATCATTCCAAGTGCTGCTTTAGATGGATCAACATTTATATTTTTAGAGTTAGCCCAAATCCAAAATTTGTTCTCTTTATCTATAACAAACTGATCGGGTACATCAATTCCAAACTTTACCATAAAATCAGCACTATATGTACTCTGTGGTCTTATAGCATCTTTGCCAACATTTTCGTCGTTGTCTTTAAAAACATCTAACAACGGTTTTCCTACTTCGCAATAGTTTATATAAACAGTTCCAAATTCCCATTTATGAGTAAAGTACTTATAATGTTCGTTTTTTAAATTATACGTGGGTCTATCTTTGAACGTACATACAATAGTAGGATTTAGATGTGTGCTGTCTTTTTCATTTAAATAATTTTCGTATTCGTGAATTAATACATTTAATTTATCAACACTCTGTTGTACATTAACCGGAGCAGTTGCATACCAATCAGTACCGTAAACAACATGACCTCTAAGATCTTCAAAATGTTTGTGTAAAATATTTAAAAACGTTTGTTGATTATATTTTTCTAGATCGATAATTTTATCATAACTGTTGATTATATCTATGTGATGTTTTAAACTAGATTGATAGTAGTTTTCGTCTTTGTTAGATCCAGGCCATTGTGTAAAGCGATCATTTTCGTATAACAAATATTCTTTTTTTATTTCATTTGCCCATAGTTGTGCTATATCTGTTTCAAATATTTTAAAAAACAAACTTTTTTTACTTTGATCATTTCCTAAAACCAATTCAAACATATGGTGCATATTCTGGAATTACCTTTTCAAATGGTCCTTGATTCCTATTTGAATCTAAACGTCTATTAAAGTCAACAGTTTTTGGCCACAAATGACTTAGGTCTTTGCCTTTTAAGAAATTTATGTTATCGTTGATTTGTTGTTTAGTAATTGAAAGTATAGTAGGATGCATATTCATTATTGGATATGCAGCAATTTCATCTTTTAATATTTCTAATTTATTTATAACAACAGTTTTTAGTTCAACAGGTATGCATTGTGCAGACAACACATTGGGATAATTTACACGATGACTATAAAACACAATACCCATTTCATTTAAAAAATAAGGTATTGCACTGTCTAGTTGCATTACATTGCCTGCCTGAACTGTAAATGCTCCAACAACATACGGAACGTTGGGCATACTTTTAATAATCTTAATATTTTCTTCTACTGTTTTAAAATCGCCGTTGCTTCTGATATAATCATATACATCATGTATACCGTCAATAGAAACGTTTACTTTTACACTTTTAAACCGAGGCCAATAATCGTGAATAGTTCTTCCGCCTTTGATTCCTAGTACAGTACCGTTGGTTGCATATTTTAATTCAATGTTTTCACCATACGGAGCAAGCATATCAAGTATACGATAATGGCTTGGGTCCATTAGTGGTTCGCCACCTGCAAATTCTACTCGTCTAAAATAAGGTAACAGTTTTTCTAAGTTAGCCCAAAAATCTTCACGCTCAACAAACAAATCAATATGCGGACGCTTATCTAATCCTAGTTTAGCAACAGCATCGACTAGGTAGTTGTTTTCTTCTCGATAAAACTCAACGACACTGCTCCAATCCTTCCACTGTGTGCTGTCGAGAGGATTGCACATTCTGCATTTTAAATTACAAAGATTGTTAATTTTAATTTCGATAGTAGGAAGTTCAAAAGGCATTGAATAATCGTCATGCAAACTATCAAGTGCAGTTGGATAAAGATTAACTCTACTGTCTGGAAACGTATTTTTAATGTGTCGCTGTCTTAGACTTTCTACACCCTGATCTTCTAAATCAAAACAAGGTACGCAAACAGTAGGACGTTCATTGTTTAGCACCTGGCGTCTTACTTCTCGCATTTGATCGTTGTTCCATATTTCTTCTAAACTTTCGTTTTGAATCCATCCAACTGGTTGACTGCGACAGCAAACTTTAACAGCACCGTCTTCTCTGGTGGCTAATCCTGTAAACGGATGCATACAAAATGTTTTACTTGAGTGCATGTTTTAATCCCCAGGCTCTTTCTAAACACCAAAAACAATTACCGCAAATAGGAACAGATTGATAGGGTTTATAATTAGTATAATTTAAATCTTCAAACTCGCCTTCGCAACTTCTAGTTATATCAAATAAATCTACTATTCCGTTTTCTGCATATCTTCGAACTATCCAGTCTTTTTGAACATTTATAAATGGATGGTGTACAGGAATACCCATATGTATTAAAACGGGAGGTATGACTGGAATATTTCTCTCTGGAAGAGCACCGTTGAATATTTCGCTAGGATTTAAATTAACACCAGCATACCATGCATCTAGTTTGTATTTGTGTGCTATGTATTCGTTATATGCTCTAAGTATTATTCTGTTACCTGATTTTAATTTTCCATATTCGTCTGGAATTAATGGACTAACAGGTTCTTCTAATTCTGGTGGTACAAAGTTTGTTAAATGTTCAATACGATTGGTATAGCGGCGTTGAAACCAGTGTACTACGTCTCGTGCAATATATTCTTGCCACGGTCTAGTTTTCCACATTCGTATTTGTGTAGTAAAGTAAATATCAGCAGATGTATTTTCCATTATGAAATAAGCAAGTAGTGCGCTATCTGCACCACCGCTTAAACTAATACCAATCCTTTGCCAATCTTTATTTAAAGGTATTTCCACACCATCTACGATCATACTCTATTTAACCTTGCGCTAAAATAGTATACACTAAATATCTTTATGATACAACCAACAAATTTAATTGTAAGACAAGAATTAATAGAAAAGATGGCAAGTTTCGACGGCGATGAAATGAAAGTGGTCATCAATGAGCCAACTGGAGATTTTTTTTACGATCCTTGGCGTATTAAACCTGAATTTATTGGAACACCGTTTGAAGCGGCACTAAACTTGTTACCCGACGACATTGGAGAAGCACGTATTATTACACTTGAAAGTGGACGTTGCTACTTTTCGCATAGTGATATTGATGACAGGTATCATTTAAACTTAACAGGCGATTGTGCAGCATTAATTAACATCGAAACACAACAGTCATATTTTTTAAAACCAGACGGAATTTGGTATGACATGGACGCTGGATCTTTACATTCGGCAGTAAACTTTGGACAACATGATCGTAAGCAGTTGGTTGTAAGAAAGTTATTAACAAAAAATAAATTAAAAATACCTATAAATGTTTTTATTAGAGCAACAGGAAAAAATGCAAGATTTGTTTTTGACAATACAATTAGTCCTTGGCTTAACCGTGCAAATAAAAGAGGTATTATAACCGACTTTGAACATAGTCTATCAAAAGTCTATTTAAAAGTCGAAGAAGAATTTAGCAGCGAGTTAGAAAAAATAATTCCTGAAGAGTTTGAATATGACTTCGATTATTAATTGGAGACCGTTTTTAAAATATCACGACGGACAACTAGGAATGGCTCAACAAACATACGAACCATTAATAAGTCCAGACGGTAAAACATTTTGTGCAAACTACGATTGGCGTAATCGATATCAACGTATGAATTCAGAAAGACCATTATATACAAAAGAAGTGTGTGATTATTTTTTTGAACAAGAAGTAAAATATATAAATCTTTTTAGCAGTAAACCATACGCACCAGAGGTTGTAGACATTGATGAAAAACATAAACGCATTTTTATAAAATGGTATAATAATAATTGTAATCATTCTATATACGGTGATATGCGTTTAGATTTACAATGGTATGATATGATAAAAGATATTGTTACGGATCAATACAACACAGGTTATTATAAATTAACAATGTACCCTCACTGTCACTATATTGACAATCACGATAATATGAGAGCAATAGACTGGTATGGAGTTGTTCCGATTGATCGTCCATACATAGAAGAACGATACATGCAAGCAATTATTCATGACTCTGCACGTTTTAGACTAGAGGAAACCGGGGAAACAAAAGATAATCTTATAGATTTATCTATAATGTTTAAACGCAGTTTAGAAACTCATGTACTTTGGGGTAAAAGCAACATGAGTTACATATACAAGGAAATTTTTAATGGCTAGTTATTTTGGAACAACAGAAGGCATTATCGATTGGGACAGTGTTGTTGAACTTTGTATAAACAGCAACGACGGTGACAGAAATACACCAAGTGCTGTTATTGCTAGAAGCGAGTCCGAAGCAGAAGGATTTTTACTAGACAACTATCACGAAGTATTAGGGGTGTGGATTAACGCTGGATACAATTTAGATGAAATTGTTTGGAGTGATTATTATCCAGGACATCATTTTGATATCAGCGTTCAAGATAACTTTGCTGATTTAGTAAATGCAGATCCGCTTCGTGTTTTTGTAAGTGAGGTACTGCCAGGTCGCAATGTTCCGTATCATTGGGATGTAGAAGATCACGAGCAAGAATGGCTAGAGCAAGGTGCTATTGAACGTTGGGTCTGTTTTATAGACAAACCACGTTGGGGAAGTGTTCTAATTTTGGAAGATACTGCGTTTCACGATATTCCGCAACATAAAATTTATAAATGGGACCATTATAGAAGTTGGCATGCCGGAACTAACTGCGGAATACATCCACAATATCTATTTCATTTTGTAGGAAGACCGAGATGACTGTAAATTACATAGGAAATTGTAAACATATCAATTGGGATGTGGTGATTGAAGATTGTGCAAATACAACTCCTGCATACGTAGGACCTAGCCATAAACGTGGTGACAATCTGCCTGACCTTGATGTAATATTAGATATGTGGGATGCAGCAGAGTATAAAACTGTAGCAGAAGGTGGTACTGTTGGGTGGGATATGTTTTTACCTGGGCAGCAATTTGATCAAAGTGTAATTGATAAGTTTGTTGAATTTTTTGAAATTCCAAATTACAAAACTGCGTGGATTAGCAGAATTAACATTGGAAGGTTTGCTCCGATACACTGGGATGTACATGACGACGAAGCAACATTAGGCGATACCTGTAGATATCACTGTCATATTGGTAAGCCGGAGTGGGGGCATGTGTTTATCGCCGACAAAAAGTGTTTTTATAATGAAGAACAAGGATCAACCTATCGTTGGGATAGCAGGAGATATTGGCATGCCGGAACCAACTGCGGAATAACTCCTAAGTATCTTTTAAATTTGTGGTGAACCGATGGAAACAGGTGTAATTAAATGGTATAACGATGCAAAGCGTTATGGGTTTATTGTAGCAGACAATGACAACGCTTTAGTTATTGTTGAACAAGATAGCATACAGCACGAACCGCAGGTGTTATTTGAAATGCAAACTGTTGAGTTCAATAGAGAGCAAGACGCCGAGTATGGTGCAATTGCTAAAGATGTTAAAGTTATTGGAAAAACAGACAGAAACCCAAAAGAGTTCCTTGAAGATTTAGGTACCGATGTAAATGTAGTAACATATCTTGATATTCCTAGTATTGTGGTTTTTGAAAATGCGTTGCCAGTTGAAATTTGCAATGCGATTATTGCAAAACATGAACGAGATAAAATGAATCCAAACAGTGGAGCAGAATCACGTCGTGAAAGTTTTGCACAAGTAACTGAATTAGTTGAGCAACGTGGAATTAGTTTAGGCATGGATCCTCGACATTATGATATAGTTGCAAGTACAATTGTAAAATATGCTGAAATACCTTTTAGCCATATTGAAGCCTGTGATATTTACAATTATGAAACTGGACAGTTTTTGGATCTTCATCACGATTATCCGTATGATCCAAGACAGATTAATTATTACAAGCACGGCGGCGATAGAGTAGGATCCGGAGTATTTTATCTCAACGATAACTTTGTTGGCGGAGAAACAAACTTTCCTAAATTGGGTGTATCGGTAACACCAAAAGCAGGCTCGTTCTTATATTTTAAACAGTGTTACGATGAAGAAACCAATTGGAGCACAATACACGAAAGTAAAATTATCACAGAAGGAACAAAGTGGGTGTCGGCATGTTTCTTTTCTGATCAGCCTAGAGTAGGTTATAATTCTCGTACGGAGTTAGAAAAATGAGCGAACCGGTTATTACAGACGAGTTTTATTTAAAAAAGTTCATGCAGTTACAACAAGCAAATGTGGTGCTGTGGAGAAAATTACACAATATTAAAGAAAATGAAGATCTCAGAGCAACTATTGAAACTTATTTAGGCGACGACTTTTTTAATAACTTAGATGACTTAGTAGGATGACAGTACACGTTGTAGGACATAGTCGAGGCTTAGGTGAATACCTCTATCGTGCATTTACAACAGATATGCACGATGTTAGAGGTTATAGTAGATCCAATGGTTATGATTTAGAAAAAGATATTGCTAAGATTTGTTTTCAAGTAGAAGTCGATGATATTGTTATCTTAAATGCATATGCAAACGGAACACAAATTGACTATTTAAAATCGTTAGAAAATTCTCATGCAAACATTGTAGTTATGGGCAGTATTGCATCTATATACCCCGACCCAGACGATTTAGTTTATAGTCAGCACAAAAACACATTAGAATTGTATTTTAATAAGATTTCTGCAGAACCTAAACACCCTATGCTATATCTAAGACTCACAGGTACATCCTACAATGATTACAAACTTGTTTACGATAGTATAAAGATTTGGTTAGCAAATCCTAGAATTACCACAATAGGTTACAGTGCATTATGAAAGTAGCAATTACTGGACACACCGCAGGCATTGGAAAAGAATTATACAATTATTTTAGTAGAAAAAATGCCGAAGTAATTGGCATGAGTCGCAGCAACGGCTACGACTTAGAAACGTCGGTTGACAGCATAATTGAAAACGCAAAAGACTGTGATATTTTCATTAACAATGCATATAGAGACGGGAAACAATTAGAACTGCTAAACGGCTTGTACAAGCATGTTCATAGAATAGTTGTTTGCGGATCTGTAAGTAGATTCTATCCTGAACTTATTTTAACAGATTATGTACATGACAAGCAAGCATTAGCAGAGCGTTGCAAGATGTTAAGTTTAGCACCAGACGGAGTTGCTAATATTTTACATCTTGATTTAAGTTTTGTTGAATCAACAAATGTTAATCTAAACGATCCGTTAACTTTTACAAGCGACAACTTTATTAAGTATACGGAAATAGTTTCTGCCGTTGATTTTTGGTTGCATAATCCTAAAATTAGACAGATGGAATTTGTTTGGAAATTAACGCCATTTGTTTATGACCAATTAAAACGAGCAAATCCAGATCATACAGAACTTGACAAACTTTATAGAGAAGTTTTAGATCTATAGTCGTCTAGTGCTGTTCTTGCTTCGGGCCACCAATGTTCGTCCATCTGACGATAAAATTCATCAACATTCATACGCCAAAAACTTTGAATAGCACCTCTGTATTCTAAGTCAACGGGTTCTTCTAATACGCCCGCTTTTTTAAGCCCTGGGCAATACAGTCTATGAACGTACTTTTGTGTTCCTGTATCGTTTTCGTTTGAACTTATGTATAGGTCTTTGTCTTTGCCTGCCCACTCGACGCACAATGGTAATAGCAACTGTGCTGTTAAATTTTGATGCCGTGCAATAATAGTATTTGCTGTTCTTAAAGTTTTACGTTGCCCAGTTAAATCGTCAAAGGTACAAGTTCTAGCAGCAATACGATATGCATCACCTAGTACTCCTAGTTCTTCTAAACTGTGTGCAGCAATTGAGCCTACAACTTGATCGTTGTAGTAAAGGATCCATACTTGCCAACGGTCCATATGTAACCAAGTGTCAACTAGTTTTTCTTTACTGTCGTTATTATAAAATCCTCTTTCGCGAGCAAGACTATAATAATCAGTTAAATCTAAATCGTTGTTGTATGTTTGTATATGGAACATGCTTCATCCATTGCATCGGCAGGAAAGTCTGTTTTAAAACTTTCAAATGCTAACATTTGTATATCAAAAAAAGAAGTAGGTTTGTCTACATCAATACCTAACCTAGTCATTTTTGGTAACAGGTCATTTCTTCTATTAATACTAATATGACTCATTACATCTGTCAAACTAATTGTTTTGTCATTTTTGTCATACGCAAAAAAATAATTAATGCTTTTTAGTTTTCCGTCTACAACAAAGTAACTGCTTGGGTGCATACTGTATTTGTAAATTCCGAGACTGGCATGTGCTTGAATAATTTCCAACATTTGTTCTTGCCAGTTGGGTAAAACTTTATCATAATTATTTTGAGAACACTGTGCTTGTTCCCAAAAATCCGTCCCATCTATATCAAAGTATATTTTTTTGTTTATGTGATCTACAGTGTCGATTGTTGGAACATGCTGGGGATAATGTCTGGCCATAATAGTTAAAAATTTAATTTCTCTGTGCCACTTTTCTTCCATTAACCGTGGATCAACAACTTCATTGTGTCCGCTGTGATAATTCTCGTCGTTGTAATACCATTGACAAAAAGTTTTGCGATCTTTTGAAATTAGGCTAGTGTATATAAGATTGTTTCTGCACAATCCTTTTCCTGGTACATTATTATAATAGTACTCAAACTGTGTATTCATAACAATAATTAGCGATAAGTATGTTTATGATTAGAGGAATTGGCACAAAACCGTATATCGACTTGGATCCTTACTTGGATATAGAAGGATTTAAAAATCTGCATCCAGAAATTGCCAAGGGTTTTGCACTAGCAAGAGACTATGCAAAAGAAGGCACATGGATGACTCCTGGGTTTGATTGGAAAGATGCAAGTTATATTGTCAACTGGAAACCAATTTATAGTGCAGTTGAAGAATATCTAGCACTACCAGAAACACATCCTATACGTGTCACAGGCGATCCTATGTATTTTACAGATTTAAAAGATTTTAGAAATCGCAACATTTTTACACGTTACTTAAAAACCACAATGGGTGCAAATGACCCTTACACTTATTATTTTTTATGGGATCAGGGTGATTGGAATGAACGCAATGCTGAACGCCAAAAAACTGTAGAGTCGAAGTACTTTCCGGGTGTTGTTAAATGGGTGGAAGAATTACAGCACACAGGAATCATCGACAGAATCGGAAGAGTAATATTTTTTCATTGCGATCACAACGGCAGAGCATTTGAGCATAGAGACTTGGACGCACGTAACGGTGTGTTAGGCGATCATCAATATACTCCACACAACAATGAATTTATTCACATTCGTTATAGAACAAAGCGTGGATTCTATATTTGGGATCCGGATACAGAAAACAAATATTATATAAACGCTAATGCTGCATTTTGGAATGATCAAGACTGGCACGGCGGAGAAGAAAGCAAAGAAATTGAGTATGGAATGAGAATTGACTGTAAGTTTAGCAATTCATTTCGCGAACAATTGGGTATTGATCATTTGGAGCACTATTGATTTATCGAGGTAATTTTGCAAACTGGATCAATCCTACGTGGAGAGAACTTGTCCTAAACACAGTAGGACAAGCAAGACCCAGAGATTGGCCTCCGGAAACTGCCGTTGAAAGTGCTGAATATTGCAAGGCTCGAGATGCAGGATACGATTTAACAGCAACGCACTGGTGGGTATACGAAGAACACGATTTAAATATTAAAATAAGTCCGCCTTGGTGTACTGGAAAAACTGAATGGTGGATCACAAAGTTAATGCCTGGTCAATTTATGCCGATGCACACAGACCCATTTACACATTATGAAACTTGTAAACGATATTGGGTGCCATTACAAGACTATCAACCCGGGCATTTGTTTGTATACGGAAATTTAGTATTAACAAAGTATTCTGCTGGCGACGTATATGAATACATTAACAGTCAAGATATTCATGGCGCCGCCAATATAGGACATATGCCAAGAGTAGTGTTGCAGGTCACTGAATATGAGTAAAACATATTGTCCGTTGCCATGGGTACACTCGAGTTGGCAAAATGGAAATACTATACTTCCTTGTTGTGGATTTATGGACGGCGGAAGGTTCAATAAAACATCCGTATTTGAAAAATTGTATTTTGACAACGAAATGGATCAACTTCGGGCAGATATGCTTGCTGGTAAAACTATCAAAGGTTGCGAACAATGCTATGATCAAGAAAACAACAATTTAGATAGTATGCGTACTAGAGCGTTAGACAAATACGGAATTGTAACAACAATAGATTTACAAGATTTGCATATTATGTTTGATAATCTATGCAATTTAAAATGTAGAATGTGTGCAAGTTCAAACAGTCATTTATGGCACGTAGAAGAAAAAGAGTTATACGGAGAGGCATTTTCTTCTAGCAAATATTTTCAAAATACATTTTATAAAGAAGTAAATTTAAAAAACATTAAAGAAATTAATCTTACAGGCGGGGAACCACTTTATAGTCCTCATTTTATTCCTTTCTTAAAAAAATTAAAAGAAGATGCAGATACAAGCCAAATTTATATTGATTTTTTTACTAATGGAACAATACAGCCCACTGAAGAAATTCTTAGTATATTAAAAGAGTTTAAAAAAGTAACAATTACTATTAGCATAGATGCAATAGGAAAATTAAACGACTTTATTAGAAAAAACAGTAATTTTGATGAAATAAAAAATAATTTAGATTTTTATTATAGATTATTGTCAGATAAAATTTCAGTAAATGTTTTGACTACAGTTGGAATTTACAATGCTATCTATGTCGAAGATATTAAAAACTATTTTAGTTTAAATTATCCAAAGTTTAATTGGGGTTACGATGTAATACAGTATCCAGAATATTTAAGTATAAGACACATGCCAACTAACTTAAAAGATATCTACAAAGAGTATATCAAGGAAGAACCGTTGATATCTTATATGTACGACAGTGGCAAAGATTTATTTAAACATTTTTTATATTCTCATTATAAACTTAATAAAATAAGAAATGAAGATTTTACTGAGAACAACATTTTGTTAAATTATATTAAAAATAATAATACTGACATTTACGAAGAAGAAACCAAAAAGTATTACAAAAATATGATTAACGAAATTCGTGGATCAAGAGATTAATTTGTATATTTTTTTAAAACATATTCTGGTGTTTTTAAAAAACTAGTGTCTTTGTCAGAACACATGTCGCATTCTCCTATTTCGCAGTATTTTGTTTCATCAAAAAAATCAATTTCGTCGTTGTTATAATTTTCTAAATTTATAGGTTTATAATTTAAATATTTTTGCCAATCTGGGTCGTTTAATAAATTATGATGATTTAAAAATCTATTTAATGTACCCAAAGAAGAACACTTGTATAATTTTTTATCAATCAAAAAACTACACATATCACTGGTGCAGCCGTTTTGATAAGATTCGGCAGGATTGTTTGTTTTAAAGGGTTTAGGAATATTATCAATTAATTGATAATTTTGTTTAAATGTGCTTTGCTCTCTGTAATGAACAAACGTTTTATTATAAAATACCTGTTCAGTATCTTCAATGTAATCATAAAAGTTTTGTCTTTTGTCTAACCACTCTTGATACAAGATATCGTTTTTTTTATTTTCTATATCGAATAGATTTTTATAAAAATCGGACACATTTCCACTGGGCAAATTCACAGCATCTGCTAAAAGTTTAAAATTTTGTTTAACTTTATTTGAAAGTGTTTTATCTTCAAATCCTGAAAAATGGTCACATACAAAAACACTAACATCAAACTGTTTTATTAACGCAACTAGTTCATTGAGTTTTTTATCAATAAGTGTTCCATTGGTTGGTAGTAAAAGTACAGCATCTGGATCTATGCTTTTTATAAATTTAAATATTTCTGTAATTCGATCTAAATACAGTAACGGTTCACCACCTGAAGTACCATAATAGATTATATCAAATTTTTCTTTGACTAATTTAATGCCTGTTAATATGTCATCCAATGTTGGATCATAGTTTTTTGTTTGCAACACATGGCTTCTTGCATCACAATGATTGCAGGCTAAGTTACAATAAGCACCGCAGTAAATATCTAAAAATCTCAGGTATGGTTGACTCATTGTAATATTTAGTAGTATCACAATTGAGTAACTATGTTTTTGTTTGCAGTAAATATTAGAAATAATACCACAGGAGATAAAATGAAAGTATCAAAAATTCCCGGTTTAGGTTCATATGGACATTATATTGACGACTTAGACTTTGATAATATCACAGATGAAGAATGGGCAGAAATTGGAAAATTTCATTTAACTGATTTAGTAACTATTCTAAGAAACGTTAAAATTACTAAAGATCAGTACTATAACAGAATTCGGCAATGGGGTCCTTTTATCGGTGCAACAATGTCTCGCAAGCACTTTCAAAAAAAATACGGTCAAGATTTTGATGGTAGAATTCAAGAACATTACAAAAAATTTAATGTATCATCAGAAGACGAACGTTATATTAAAATGAAACAGTTTTATATTGAACATACTGAACATGGTAATACATTAACACGAGTTTGTGGCAAAAGAGATGAATACGGTAACCCAATGGGCAACTTTTCATCTGGCGAGTTATATTGGCACAGTAACGAATCGTCTGTAATTAACTTTACTCCCGGAGTTGCATTGATGGGCGGAGAGTATATGGTAGGTAGTTCTACAGGATTTCTACAAACTGCTGATTATTATCAGTCAATCTCTGAAAGTTTTAGAAGCGAACTTAACGAAATGATTTTAGTTCACGCATACATTCCTGGAGGGATTAATGAACTCGAAAAAGATGATCCAAGTTTTGGAGAAAACATAAGAAAAGAATTTGCACCAGTTGACGGGGCTGAAGTACCCTTGGTAATTACAAGTCCGGGCGGAATCAAAGGACTGCATTATACACTTAATTCTGTTGTTGGAATTAAAGGTATGAGTAAATATGATAGCGATAAAGTTTTTGCAGAAATTGACCGAGAATTGTTAACTGAAAAATATATTTACGATCACATGTACTTACAAGACAATGAGATTTGTTTATTTGATAATTCGATAACATTACATAGAAGAAAGCATCCTGGAAATCCGAACAGACTTGCATTTAGATTGCAATATTATCCTGATAGTTTAATAAAACAATCGTGGCATCCATATCATCAACAGCATTTTTACAACTATCATCAAGATGAAATGCTAGAGTTGATGAATATCCTAGAGTTAGATTTAAAATTTCCATAATTTTAAAATGTCTGATATAAAAACAAAGTTAATCAACATCGAATGGTTATTTGTTGATCAAGATCATTACGATTTGATAATGATCGAAATTGATCAAGCAGTGCGAGAAAAATGCAACGTAATTATTTTTCTTGCACTGATGGACGGATTTGTGGCGTGGGATCCTAAATATTGGATCCCACTGATTGACAAACTCGACAATGCTTGTAAAAAATTAGGTATACAAGAGATAATTTTTATATCTGGTGCTGGAAAAACATATGAGTATGGTTTAAAACACACACACTACTTTTATGACTGGAATATGAGTGTTGTAAAAAATGCATACAAAGATTATGATAATCAAATCAAAGATTATAATAACGATGCTGACAAGTTTTTATTTTTAACAGGTCGTTCTGCTCGTCCAAATCGTATTGGACTAATGAGTAAATTTTACGACGAAAATATGTTAAAAAATAGCACTTGGTCATTTTTTCCTCCTTGGAACGAAATAGATAACAAATGGTGCCGAAACTATTTGTCAAAATATACAGATAAAGAATATAACGAGTTTTTAAAAAACTGTAATAGATCTTTAGATAGCGATAACGAATACAACTCTTGTAAAAGTTTTTTAGGAGTTTACGAAGGCGACAACTGGCACGATATTGTAAAAGAACCCTACATACACAATCCGTCATTTATAGATTTGCATCACTATAACGATGTAAAGTTAACAGTAATAAGTGAAGGGCCGATATACTGGGAATGGAGTAACGACCGGTATTATCTTACTGATAAAACTTATAGAGAATTATTAATGAAGAAGCCAGTAATTTTATCGGGCTATGTAGAACAATACAAAGAATTGAAAAATCTAGGATTTAAGACATTTGACGAGAATTTCTTAATCAAAGAGTACGGTTTAATCGAAGATGAAGAACAGCGTCTTGAAGCAATAGTACAAAATGTAAAATATTTTTTAAACAACAGCGATTATCAAAAAGTCAAACAAGACGTTGACTTTAATACAAAGTTATTGTATTATTATTTTAAAAAGCAAGATGAATTTTTAAAGTATTTAGAAACAAAGTACAATGCTAGTAAAGAAGAAATTGAGTTTTTCTTTAATCGTAAAGGTCTTGAGCACCTAATAAGAAAACCCTAATGTTTTATCAAAAAATTACTCAACTCGAACTTGAACTTACAACAAGATGCAACGCATCTTGTCCTCAGTGTGTACGTAATTTTTACGGTGGAAAAACATGGCCAACATTGCCCATGGTCGACATTGACTTGGAATTAATTAAAACAAAAATACCAGATTCAATTTTAAAAGACTTGATAGAAATTCGTATTTGCGGAACTTATGGTGATCCCTGTATCTATCAAGATTTGATAGAGTTAGTCAAATATTTAAATTCAAAAACTTCTGCACAACTTACTATTAATACAAACGGTAGTTTACGTACAACAAAATGGTGGAAAGATCTTGCTAACGTTTTAAAAAAAGATGATAGAGTTATTTTCGGAATAGATGGTTTAGATGACACAAACCATTTGTATAGAGTTAACACAAACTTTAAAAAAATAATCAATAATGCAAAAGCATTTATATCTGCTGGCGGATCAGCAATATGGAGTTACATTGTTTTTAAACACAACGAACATCAAGTAGATGCTGCAAGACAATTAAGCAACAAACTCGGATTTGATGGGTTTTCTTGTAAGTTGACAACTAGATTTATCGATAAACAACATAATCTAGTTGATAAAACTCCAGTGTTTGACAAAAATAATAATCTTAATAGATATTTAGAAATGCCTGATGAAAAGAAATATCTAAACAATGGCTATAATAACTACGAAAAAATTATAAAAGAGTTCGGATCTTATGAAAACTATTTGCAAAAATCTAAAATATTTTGTACTGCACAACACAGTAATTTAATTTATATTTCAGCCGAAGGGTACGTTTTGCCTTGCGGATGGCTTGCTGATAGATTTTATGGGTTTGAAACCGAAAAGCACAAAGATAGAAAAAAATTATTTGAGTTGATTGACCTAAACGGCGGTCTAAACACTATTAGTTTGCATCATTTTTCATTGGACGAAATTGCAAACAGTAAAGTGTTTCACGCTATACAACAAAACTGGATTAGCGAAAATAGAATAGAGCGTTGTGCAAATCAATGTAGTAAATACGGTATGCTTAAACAAAATGCTACAAAAGAATTACAACCTTATGTAAAAGGAAATGTATAAATGCACAATATTTTTAAAAATTCTTATGCTATACAAGATCCTGAAATAGTAGACTTTATAAAACACATTGATTTTTCAGAAGCATTATGGGATAATAGTGTTACTAAAAATTTTTGTAATGCTTACAAAAATTGGATTTTAAGTTCTGCCGACAATAATTTTATAGGTTTAAATAACTTCACATATGCAATTTATAGCAACGGTGCGTCTCAAGCGTTTGATATGTTTTATATTAAAAATAAAAATAGACGTTTTAGATGTTTTAAGGGCGAATATGTTTATCACAAACTAGCCTGGAGAAATAATTGGAACGACTGGACATTTATAGAGGATTCACCTTTAGAATTTAATGATGCAGTAGTAATTAGTTTACCGTTTAGTGACACCGGAAACAAGCATGTTGAGATGGACAGTGTTTTAGAGATATGCGATCGATTACAGATTCCAGTGTTAATTGATTGTATATATTTTGGAATTTGTAATAATATAAATTTTGATTTATCTTTTAATTGTATTACTGATGTTGTTTTTAGTTTAAGTAAAACATTTCCTGTTGCAAATGCAAGAATTGGAATAAGATTTACAAAAACAGATGACGACGACCTTATGTTTGTATATGATAAGATGAATTACAATAACAGACTTGGTTCTCACTTAGGATTAAATCTTTTACAAAACTTTTCACCAGATTTTGTATACAATAAATATAAAAGTAAACAACTCGAGTGTTGTAGTGTTTTAAATATTACGCCAAGTAATACAGTTTTATTTGGCGTAGACAACTTTAAAAAATACAATCAATATAACAGAGGCACTAATACCAATAGACTAAGTCTTCAAGACTTGCTAATTTTAAACAATTTACAAATGAAAGAGATATTATATGCCAATTCAAACAAACAATGATTGGGATCCTTTAGAAGAGATTGTAGTTGGTATAGCCGATCATGCAATGCTTCCAACTCTTGATAAAAGTACTCATAGTTTTTCTTATGCAGCAAACACATATGACGAAATTAAACATCTTAACGGAATTTTACACAATCAACAAGTCATTGACGAAGCAAATGAAGACTTAGATGGATTGTCAGATACTTTAAAAAGTTTAGGTGTTAATGTATTAAGACCTGATGTAATTGATCATAGACAAAAATTTAGTACGCCCGATTGGGAAACTACAGGGTGGCATACTTATTGTCCCAGAGACTTGTTGTTACCTTTGGACAACATGATTATCGAGTGTCCTAGTCCTATGCGGTCTCGATACTTTGAAACTCGTGCATATTACAATCATTTATATAAATGGATGAAGGAAGGTTCGCAATGGATCTGTGCTCCAAAGCCGATACTATTAGATGAAAGTTATCAACTAGATGATATAAAAGAAGCAACCTTACTAAATCACGAAATTGTATTTGATGCACCAAATATCGTTAGATTAGGAAGAGATTTACTTTGCCAAGTAAGCAACAGTGGAAATCAACTTGGGTTTGAATGGCTAAAAACTATTCTCGAACCAAAAGGATACAGATTTCATATTGCAGAAAAGTATTATAGTTTTTCGCATTTTGACAGCACAGTAATTCCTCTTCGTCCTGGATTGGTTTTGTTCAACGGTGACAGATTAAATGAAGACTGGTACCCGCCTATTTTTAAAAGTTGGGATAAGATTTTTTGGCCTGGCGAAAAAATTGGTAAAATACCTACAAATTTATCAAACGGTATCTCACCGTGCTCACCTTATATTGGACTAAACTTGTTAAGTGTAAATCCTGAACTCATTATTGTAGATGAAAATCAACAAGAACTGATGAAAGAATTAGACAAAACATGGGGAATTGAAAGTATTGGTTTGCCAATGAGACAAGCAAGAACATTAAGCGGTGGCTTTCATTGTGTTACATTAGATACAAAACGTAAAGGAACACTAGAGGACTATTTTTAATGAAAAGTGTGTATTTGTTTCAAGTAAATTATCAAATGGGTTACGGAAACTTTTCTAGTCAAAGTTTACCATATAGTATTGCTGCGGTCTGGTCATATGCAGAACAGTTTGATATAGTAAAACAAAACTTTGATGTAAAGGATTGTTTTTTTAAACGTGAACCTGTTGATTTGGTTATCACTAAAATACATGATCCAGAAATTTGTCTCTTTAGTAACTATATTTGGAACGAACAATACAATTTTCAATTGGCAAAAAAAATAAAAGATAAATGGCCAAACTGTTTAATTGTGTTTGGCGGCCCGCAGGTTGGCGAAAAAGCAGGACACAAACTTTTACAAAAAAAGTTTATAGATAGTATTATAATTAACGAAGGCGAAAAGTCTTTGTATTCGTTATTAACTGACTACATTACTACTGGAATAGTTAAAGAAACATATCAATTGCATCAACGTGTTGATGTTGAAGAAATGCCAAGTCCTTATATAAACAGCAACATTTTAAACAAGTTAGTCCAAGAAAATAAAAATGTAAAATTTTCAACAACCATAGAAACAAATAGAGGCTGTCCTTTTGCTTGTACATTCTGTGACTGGGGTAGTCTAACTCAAAGTAAAATTAAAAAATTTAATTTAGAAAAAGTATTTGCTGAGTTAGATTGGGTTGCAAAAAATAAAATAGAATACATTTATATTGCTGATGCTAACTTTGGTGTTTTTTATGAACGTGACAAACTTATTGTAGAATATCTAGCCAAGTTAAAAACAGAAACAGGCTATCCTCACGGAGTTACTGCTACTTGGTATAAAAACAGTGCTGAAAAAACTATTGAATTAGTTAAAATACTGCACAGTGTAGGACTTAATAGAGGTCTTACATTAAGTGTTCAAAGTATGAATGACGATACGTTAACAAACATTAAACGTAAAAATATGGAAATATCTCAGTTATCACAGATGTACAAAGAATGTGACAAACAAGGTGTGACATATTATACAGAGTTTATTTTGGGTATGCCATACGAAACTAAACAAAGTTGGAGAGAAGGTCTTTGCGAAGCCATACAAGCAGGATGTCATTATTTCTTAGATGTGTTTCCCTTAGAAATACTTAAAAACAGTGAGATGGCCACTGAAGTACTTGATCACGAAATGGCAGTGGAAACATATTACACAGTGTTTAATGGTCAGTTGACTAACATTCCAGAAATTCACAACTACGTAATTGCAACAAAATACATGAACAAATCGGATTACATTGATTCTTGGTTGTGGTATTGGTTAATAATGAACTTTCATAATTATAACTGGACGCAAGTATTGGCTAAATTTGCAAACAAACATCTTGGTATTGATTATATTGACTTTTATGAAAACTTTTTTAATAATTGTATTTTAAAAGAAGATTTTTTTCTATCACTGTATAATAAACAAAAAACCGATTTAGAAGAATTCTTTTGGAATAAAAAAATTACAGACGTTTTTGTTAATGACAATGTTACAGTTAATTACACTCAAATTGAATGGCATAAAAATAGAAACACGGTTCAAACTAAAATTGAACAGTGGGCTAAAAAATACTTTTCTACAGTTGACAACAATTTGTTAAACGACCTACTCAATTTTAATAAATCATACACAACAGACATTTCACGAAAACATGCTATAAGTGGTGAGTTTAATTATAATTTAAACGAGTTTTGTAATTTTAACGACAAGTTAATACAAAATAAAACAACATATAGATTTGATATATCTATACCTTGGGACACAGATATAGACTTTAAAGAAAAATTGTTCTATAAAAACAGAAGTGGTTTTAGTGTAGCAAAAATAACAAAGTTATGAATACAGCGGAATAAATTTTGTTATTCCGTTGACATTTACTTCCAACCAACTGTCTGGGTTTGATGTATTAGCAGGAGATTTAGAAGTTTCTCCTACAACAGTAACATCTTTAATTACACTTTTTAAATGCCCATCTGAATTTATAGACAATGCTTCGGTTAATTCGCCTGCATTGTTAGAAACTTTTATTGAAAAATGACCCGGTACCTTTCCTGACGAAACAATTGCATTGCTAGAAACAGACGTTTCGATTAAAGCAACTGGTACACACGAAATACTATAATTAGTGCCACTTTGAGCACCAAATATAATACTTTGTATTCCGTCTCCGGGTTGTACAGGCTCTGGGTTAGAAATAGATCCTCTAGTTTTAATAAGAGCAAGAGTTCCTGGGAGATTACTGTCTTTTGACACACAAATAGTCAACGGGCCGTAATCGTCGTTGATGTCTTTGTCTGAAACAAATAATGCAGTACCGCTACTTCCAACATCTTTATCACCTACTTGAAAGTTATTAAATCTTTGAATATCCGATACAACGTTTCCGAAAAAATTTCCATAAAACGTATTAGTTTGATAATCGTAACTAATTCCGTTGGTTTCGGATAACAAGTTTGCTTTAATAATCTGTATATCAGTATCTAAAATAACTTCACCGAGATTGTTATAAACATTTCCTGCAAACGTTCCTACAAACTCGCCGACGATAGAATCAGTTACTACAATATCTTCAGCATTGATTTTTTTAACAACTAGTTCGTTTAACTCTGCAGAGTTAGTAAAAGAATCGTACATAAGATTCCCATTTGCATTATAAACATTGCCTTTGACATTTCCGTAGATGAGGTTATTTACTTCGAGATCATCTAACCGTAAACTGTTGCTATTTGAATCATAAACAGTATCGCCTGCGTGATCAACAATATTGCCTAAAAAATTACCAATGAATATTTTGTTTTCCGAATCAAGTACCATGGTTCCGTTTTCGTCAGCAACATTTCCAAAAAATATTCTTTGATTTTTATCAACAATTATATTTCCAAATTCGTCAACTACGTTTCCAACAACATTACCATGGAATAATTTTTCATTCTTGTCGACAACCAAATTTCCAATATCATCAACAATATTTCCAAGAACATTACCGTAGAATATTTGTTGTGAGTTGTCGATGACTATATTTCCTGAGTCGTCAAGAACATTACCGGTAACATTACCGTAGAATGTTTTTTCTGAAATATTAAGAACTACATTTCCTAAGTCGTCGATTACATTTCCAACAAAATTTCCGTGGAAAGTTTTGTTTTCGTAGTCAACTATGATGTAATCGTCAACATCGACTATGTTGGCTTTGATAATACCTCTAAAGCTATCTACTATAAGAGTACTGTCCATACCTTCAATATTAATTCTATATGACGCACCATCGTAAAGTTCCATGTTTCTCTCCTAGACACTTTATTTATTTGATATTTGACATCAATAGTTTTTTATGTTACTATATACAATATGTTTGATATATTCTATGTACAGTCTTCTGATAATCTTTCGAATTGGAAAAAACTAAAATCTAGATTTCCTATAGCCAAGCGTGTAACAAGTTTTGCAGATGCTAAAGAATTAGCATTAACAAAATTTTTTTGGATAGTGTGGGATGACTTAGTTATTTCGGAACAATTTAATTTTGACTACATTCCAGATCAGTGGAGCGAAAATTATGTCCATGTATTTAAAAATGCCGAACATCGTGATGGAATAATTCTAGTCTCAAAGAATGTTAGTATTACCAACAACGAAATTAAACATAGATTTTTTATCAAGAAAAAAGAAATAGATTTACAAGCGTCTAGTCCTAAAAACTTTGACTATTATGAAGTTGAAACATACAGTGATTACTTAACTGCATTAGAAAAATCCACTACAGAACTGTTTTGGGTCAGTTCTCCTAACATACTAGTAGACAACAACTTAATCCACAATTTTTATATATCGCATCACGAACAAATCGATCGCAAACAAAATCATGCGTTTGTACATTTAGTTGATGATGTAAAATACTATAATGGGTTATTTTTGTGCAGCAAATATGCCCCACTTACGCAAAAAGAAGTTGACTATAGACATGTAGTTAATAGAAAAGAATGGGATATTGTAGGAAGTGGTCCTATAAAGTACGATATTTTTAATGTTAAAAATTATGATGATTATCTAACAGCATTAAATACTTCGCATACTGAAATGTTTTGGATCGTACCAGACTATGTAAATCCAACAGAAAGATTCAAGTACGATACGTATTTTACACACGATCAAGAATTCGAACGCAAGATAAATCATACATTTTTAAACGGAAAATATCATGACGGTATTTTACTGTGCAGTAAATATGCAAAATTTAGCAAACGAGAGTTTGATTATAAGTTTATTGCAAATAAAAAAGAAATCAACATTATTATATCAACACCTAAGCCTTATGATATTGTGTTTATCAGTTATCAAGAACCTAGTGCTGATGAATACTACCGGTATCTAGCGAATAGATTTCCACATGCAAAACGAGTTCACGGTGTAAAAGGAATTCATCAAGCACATATCGAGGCAGCAAAACTATGCGATACTGATATGTTTTGGATTGTGGACGGAGATGCTTTGATTGACTCGAATTTTAAATTCGACTATCAAGTTGCAAGATGGGACCGCGACACAGTGCATGTATGGAGGTCGGTTAACCCTATCAATGACCTAGTATACGGATACGGTGGTGTAAAACTGTTTCCAACAGAATTGACTTTAAATATGGATACAAGCAAGCCCGACATGACAACCAGTATTAGCAGTAAGTTTAAAGCAGTACAGGAAATATCAAATGTTACCGGTTTTAATACAGATTCATTTAATACTTGGAAAAGTGCATTTAGAGAATGTGTTAAACTAAGTAGTAGAGTTATTGATCGTCAAAAGGACGACGAAACACAGACTAGATTACAGACGTGGTGTACAAAAGGTGCAGATCGTCCATTTGGCAAATATGCAATTGATGGTGCTAAGTTGGGTGCAGTATTTGGTGCAAGAAATAAAGGCAATCTCGAAATGTTAAAAAATATCAACGATTTTGATTGGTTAAAGGAACAGTTTGATGCTAGAAATATATGAATTACTAGATAGATTTGAATTACTGTATCCATATAATACAAAACTATCTGACTTACGTAGATCTTATATCGATCGTGATTTAACCAGTATTTTTAGATTATTGCCTAATACAGTATCTGGTGATATCGACGATTTACGAAAAGCAGTGTTAGAAAAAAATCTACACAGTATCTTTAGACTTGTTGATGACGAAGATTTACGTAAATTAGTTATCGAAGACAATGTATGGAAACTATGGCCTATTCTTGAAAGATATGTTGATACACAGTTTGTTGCTGCATTTAAAAACTTTTTTGTTAACAATATAAAAATTGACCCCGATTGTTTTAGTAGAGGACAACTTCAAAGTAAATTATGGTTAGTTGAACAACTAAAAAAGTGTGACGTAGATTTAGGCACAGTATTTTTATGTGCAGGTTGGTATGGAACACTAGCAGTGATGCTATTTGAAAGCGGTATAAAAGTTGAAAAAATTCGTAGTTTTGACATAGATACTACAACTGTTGATATAGCAGAAACATTTAACAAGCCGTGGTTCACAGATCAATGGTGTTATAAAGCCTTAATAAATAATATTCACGATATTGATTACAAAGAGCATACATGGCAATATTGGAGTAACACTAATAATAGAATGAGTTATCCTATAACTGATACGCCAAATACTATCATTAATACTAGTTGTGAACATATAGAAAATTATGCAGAATGGTATAATAAAATACCTCTAGGAAAACTAGTTGTGTTACAAGGAAATAATTATTTTGAAATCTTAGAACACGTTAATTGTTCAAGTAATCTCCAAGAATTTAGTAATAAATCTCCTATGACAAAAACACTCTACGAAGGCGAATTAGAATTGCCTAAATATAAAAGGTTTATGAAAATTGGATTTAGATAAGTTAAGTTTACGAGAACTGCAAACAGAGTGTGCAAGAGCACTAAGTACAATGCAAGCAACAAATAACAATATAACTCAATTTAATAAAGTAGCACATCACGATAGTCAACGTTGGTATCGAGCAGTTATAACTTGGTATGTCGAACAATATGGCGATTTACCTAGTAAAACAGGACCTGGGAAGGACGTAACGTTAATACACGATGTATGAATATAAAGATATAAGAACAATACACTTAGAAGTCACACAGAATTGTCAAGCAAGTTGTCCTATGTGCGATCGTAATCAAAACGGTGGCGCATTAAATCCTCACATTAATTTAGATGAACTTACAATTGGTGATGTCAAACGTATATTTACACCCGAGTTTATTGCACAGTTAAATACTATGTATATGTGCGGCAATCTAGGAGATCCTATTGTTGCTCGAGATACTTTAGAAATCTTTACATATTTTAGAGAACACAATCCTAATATGTGGTTGAGCATGAATACCAATGCTGGTGCAAAAACTCCTGCATGGTGGCATGCACTTGCTAAAACTCTAGGAACAAATGGTGCAGTTATATTCAGTGTTGACGGATTAAAAGATACAAATCATATATATCGTCAGGGAGTAAACTGGGACAATGTTTATCGTAGTATGAAAGCATTTATCGCTGCCGGCGGCAGAGCTCGTTGGGACTTCCTTATATTTGAGCACAATCAGCACCAAGTAGATGAGGCAAAAGAACTTTCGCAAACAATGGGGTTTGAAAAGTTTGTTGCTAAAAAAACTGGAAGATTTATAAGTGCTAACAGCGAAAAGAAAGAAACCCATCAAGCAGTAGATCGCAAAGGCAATCAAACAACAGAACTTAAAAAGCCTGAAGAAAAATATGTTAACAGTGCTTTGAAAAAGCAAACAATGTTAGAAATAAAATACGGTAGCATGGATAATTACTATGAACAAACTCCTATTCGTTGTAAAGTTAAAGACGAAGGTAGTTTGTTTATTACTGCCGAAGGATTAGCCTTGCCTTGCTGTTGGACTGCCGGGCGTATGTACAAGTGGTGGAACAAAGATCCTAAACAAGAACAGATATGGAAATTTATAGAGTTTGCAGGTGGCAAGGATGCTATCAATGCTAAAATTCATGGGTTAGAACGTGTATTTAAAACAGAGATATTCACTCTTATAGAAGATTCGTGGCAAGAAACTAGTTATGAATCGGGCAGACTTAAAGTATGTGCAATGAAATGTGGAATCGAGTTTGACCCATTTGCAGAACAATTTAAATAAGAGATGATTGATGACAAAATATTATGAGTATAATGATATAAATTTTATTGATATCGAAATAACAAATTTTTGTAATGCATCTTGCGGAGCATGTGACAGAAATGTCGATGGCGGTGAAGTACGACAAAATCTTAAATTAATTCATATGACTGATGATACATGGAATTCATTGATTTCTACTGTCAATTTACATAACATTAAAAAAATAACACTCGACGGTAATGTCGGCGATGCTAGTATGCATCCGAATTTAATTAACATGCTCAACAAACTTGCAGACGTTAAGCCGGACATGTTTTTAAAAGTAGCAACAAACGGCGGTGCAAGAAATATACAATTTTGGAAAGAACTTTCTACAGTTTTAAAAAGATTTGATGATCATCAAGTAACATTTGCAATCGATGGACTAAAGGATACAAATCATATTTATAGAAGAAATGTAAATTGGGAAAAACTTATAGAAAATGTAACCGCTTTTAACGAAGATCCTCAGAGTATATCTGCTTGGAGATGCATTATATTTGGTCATAACAAACACCAAATAAATGATATGTTAAACTTAGCGCAAAAATTAGGATTTTCATCATTTAGAACAGAACGAAATAGAGTAACACCGATAACTCTTCAATCATACAAAAAGCTCCCTGGCGGAATTATTACATCTCCAACCCGTGATGAATTTATAAAAAGATATAAACTATACAAGCAATTTAAAAACATTTATAATAGAACAGAGATTGATGAAATATATGATAAAACATATAATTGTCCTTTTGGACAACAAAGATTAGTATCTATGGATGTTGTTGGAAATATATGGCCATGCTGCCACATATATAGTAATTATCTTAATCGATATGCGGCATTTCCATGGGACATATGGAACGATAAAAACAATATAAACACTAAAGACTTAAAACAAATTTTACAGTTTATACAACAAACGCTCTACAAAGATTGGAAAAAGAATGAAAATGCAATTTGCAATACATGCTCAAGTAGAACAAATTCTGCTATTAGATATAATTAAGAATTATGATAAATCTTTACAAGTTTGAAACAATAAAAAAGATTGAAATTGACTGTACTTCTTTCTGCAATGCATTTTGCGGTGCTTGTGATAGAAATATAAATGGTGGAAAAACTGTAAATAATTTAAATTTAACAAATTTATCTTTAGAAACTTGGCATAAATTAATCACCAAAGAAAATTTACAATTTGTTAACGAAATAATTTTTAATGGAAATTTTGGTGATTTTAGTATGCATCCAAAATTTATAGAAATGCTAGAACATTTAGTTGATACTAAAAAAGATATCTATGTTAACTTACATACAAATGGAGGTGCAAGAGACAATTCTTTTTGGACTAACTTGGCAATTGTTTTACAAAAATTTTCCAAACACGATGTTAAGTTTGGCATAGATGGATTAGAAGATACTCATGATCTATATCGTAGGGGAATTGATTGGAAAAAGCGGATTGAAAATTTAAAAACATTTAATAAACACGGCGGCAATAGTATATGGAAATGTATTGTGTTTGATTATAACATTGATCAATTAGATACTATTAGTAGTTTTGCAAACAGTATAGGATGCATGGCTTTTCAAACAAACCGTAATAGATCGATTCCGCTTGACATGGACGAATATAAAAGTTTTCCTAAGATGACACTAACTTCCCCTACTCTAAACGAATTTAATGAAAATTATAAAAGAAAAGATGTATTTAAGAAACAAGTCAATACACCAACTACTGATGCAGAATTTGTAATTACAGAAAAAATACCATGTCCTTATGCATCAGAAGGAATGATACAAGTTGATCCATGGGGAAATCTGTGGCCTTGTTGCTATATAAGTGGCAGACAAGTAGATAAAAAAACTAATTTTAACTATACTAAATATATTGGAAAAAACAATATATTAACATCGAGTCTTAAAGAGATACTAGATTTCTTCAAAGACGATTTATATAATTCTTGGAGCAAACAGTCGATTGACTTGTGTAATAATTGTTCAGGAATTAAAAAACCAACACCGGTATATTAATAATGAACACATATTGTAATTTAGTAAACACTGGGCTTTATGTTTCTACAAGAGGAGAAGTAGGGCACTGTTGTATACAAAAAAACAGGCACGATTTAAAATGGAACAACGATAGCGACGTAAATAAATTTTACAAAGAAGATCCGCGTTTATCAGAAATAAGACAAGATTTAAATCATCAAAATATAAGAAATTTAGCATGTCAACAATGCTGGAATGCTGAGAATTCTGGTATTATAAGCAAAAGGCAACGAATAAACAACGGCGAGATAATAAAAGAGCCCGAGTTACAGCACTTGGATTTAAGACTTAGTAACAAATGTAATTTACAATGTCGAATGTGTTCTGCGTCTGAAAGTAGTCAAATTGAAAAACTGGCATACGAATTAAAGGATCCTATATTGCTAAATTTTTCAAAAACTCGTTTACAAGACCATCATAACTTATCGAGTTTTTTAAATAGCTTTTTAAATGTTAAAACACTTAAAACAATCCGTTTTGCAGGCGGCGAACCTTTTATAATGGAAGAAGTTGACGAATTTTTGTCAAGATTAATTGAAAATGATATGACACATCTTGAAATTGAATTTATAACTAATTGTACAAGTGCAAGAACAAAAGTAATCAACAAGTTAGAAAAATTTAAAAGAGTGGTGTTGGGTTGCAGTATAGATGGAATAGCCGATGAATTTGAGTATCAACGATATCCTGCAAAGTGGTCATCAGTTGAAAAAAACTTTATAAAATTTTATAATAGTAATCTTCATGTGAACATAACCCCGTGTGTTAGTTTTCTTACATATTTAACTTTAGATAAATTTTTTAATTGGGCTAATCAATTTCCTAAATCAAAGGTTTTTTATAACGAAGTTGACAAACCGTTTATGGATTTTAGATTAATTCCGATTGAGCATAGACAAGACTTTATAAGTAGATTTAAAAATATAAAATTTAAAAATGCACAAAGCAATTGGCTACAGTTTCAAGAAACTTTGATGTACGAAGAAAAAACTTTGTCTAAAGAAGATAAACAACTTTTAAAACATTATATTGGTATTTGGGATTATCGAACAAACAAACAATTTCTAGAATCATATACATGGGCAGAAAACTTAATAAATGAGTAAACTTTATAAGATAGAAACAGTAAACAATATTTTAGTAGTAGACTGGATATTGTCTAATGTATGTAATTACAAGTGCAGTTATTGCGGCCCCGACAGCAACGGCGGCGATCAATATTGGCCAGATATAGAAAATTGCGAAATAGCAATAAAAAAAATAACAGAACAGAGTAAGCACGATCATAGAATTTATACTATATTAGGAGGAGAGCCTACGGTTTGGAAAAATTTTACTAAATTAGCACAACTAATAAAAGAAAATGATCCAAATAGCATGGTAAACATTTTAACAAATGGATCAAGGACTATGAATTGGTGGAATAAAACAAAACCTTTTCTAGATAAAGTATCGATAAGTTTTCATCATGAAAATGCAAATGTTGATCATATTATTGACGTAGTTAATAATATAAAAACTGATTGCCAAACAAATATTCAAATATTAATGGATATAAATTATTTTGATAAATGTGTTAAAATTTTTGAAACATTTAGAGATAACACAGACGTTCCGATTCAAATAAAAAAATTACAAATCGAGTTTGGAAAACATCAGTGGATGCTGTATACAGAAGATCAAAAAAAACTAATGATGGAATTGCACTTACAAACCTCCGGAAGACCAGCATCAAAAAGAAACAAAACCAGCCTAGGAATTAATTGTTTCTATGACGATGGTACTGTGATAAGACAGGGTAATCACGAATTAATACAAAAAGGCTTAAATAATTTTTATAATTGGAAATGTAACATTGGTCAGGATTTGCTTGTTATAAAGCCTAACGGAAACATAATACCGGCAAATGCTTGCAATAATAATATAATACTAGGAAATATAAAAAATGATCCGGAAAGTATTAAATTACTTACAGAAAGTGTTATTTGCAAATACAAAGAATGCACTTGTGGTAGTGACATTGAGATTACTAAAATAGCACACTGATTCAATAATAAAAAACAAAAATAACCGAGTAATAAATATTGCATGACTGATAAATTACCATCTGAAACATTCTGTATATTGCCGTGGGTTCACCTAAGCACTAGACCTGACGGATCTATGAGAGTGTGCTGTACAGCAAATGCAAGCAGTGTAGGTGCAACAAATGATAAAGAATACGGCGGCCAGGTTGGAATTTTACGAACTGAAGATGGAAAGCCTAGTAATTTAAATGTAAGTGATTTTTTATCTAGTTGGAACAGTACTTACATGAAAAATGTTCGTAAGCAAATGTTAAATGGTGAAAAACCTCCTAGTTGTCTTAAATGCTATAAAGAAGAGGCAGCAGGTCATTGTAGTAAACGTCAATGGGAAACATCTTATTGGAAACAACGTGTTGATTTAGATAAAATTTTATCTGAAACTGCGGACGACGGAAGTGTTCCGCCACAGTTGGCATACATCGATCTTAGATTTGGTACCAAATGCCAACTTGCTTGTGTAATGTGCAGTCCACACGATAGCAGTGGTTGGATTAAAGACTACAAAGCAATATTTCCTGCGGTAGAAAATGCTAGTCTTAAAGAAATTATGCAATGGGATAATAAAGGTAGCACCAACGGAAGTAGTTATAATTGGCATAAGCAAAATCCTAAATTTTGGAAACAATTTTATGAACAAATTCCAAATATGCAACAAATTTATTTTGCAGGCGGTGAAAGTCTTATTATCGAAGAACATTACGAAATTCTTGAAGAATGTATCAAACAGGGTTATGCAAAAAATCTAGAACTACGATATAATTCAAATGGAGTTGAATGGAGAGAAGATCTATTTGATTTATGGAAAGAATTTAAACTTGTACGTTTTCACTATAGCATAGACAGCATAGAACAAATGAACGATTATATTCGTTATCCTAGTAAGTGGAATAGACAAGAAGAAGTATTTCACATTTTAGACAATGAAACTAGTGATAATGTAGAAATTACTATTGCTTGTGCAGTGCAAGCACTAAATGTTTATTACTTGCCTGATTTTATACAATGGAAATTAGAAAAAGGTTTTAAAAAAATCAATATGTGGCCCTTTGGAGCAGGCGGCATAAGTCAACACTTTGTATATTGGCCTGCTCATCTAAATGTAAAAGTTTTGCCCAAATGGTTCAAAGAAGAATGCAGACGCAAATACGAGTCATGGTATCCGTGGTGGGAAGCAAATTGGGAAAAAGGAATTCCTAGTTGGCATAACGGTAATGTAAACTTTGAGCAATGGCGCAATGCCGAATATGGTATTAAAAGACTAAATGGAATACTTAGCTTCATGGAAAGTGAAGACTGGAGTCAACGACTTCCTGAAATGAAAGAATTTTTAAATCTTTGTGACAAACAAAGAAATATTAATTTTTCAAATGTATTTCCTGAAATGAAGGGCATCTTTGACAATGAACAAACGTCTTGATATATTAATATGCATTGTACCTAAAATTTTTCCAGATGCTCCAACAGTTGGTCCAGCAGTATTAAAGTCTCATATAGAATCTGCCGGATTTTCTTGCGAAGTTATAGATTTAAATATTAAATTATATAACGAATTTAAACAACACGGAGATGAAGATCAGTTTTTTGATAAAGATAGTGCATTTAGATGTCGAGATATTGAAAAAGTCGACGAAGTGTTTGGTGAAAATTATAAAAAATACAAATATGTTTTTGACGAATGGATCAACCTTTTCAAAGAAAAAAATCCTAAGTGGATAGGGTTAAGTTTATTAACAGTAATGAGTAGTGCAGTTGCAATAAAACTTAGTCAACTTATTAGAGAAAACTTACCAGAAACAAAGATAATATGGGGCGGCGCCGAAGTTACAAGAGGACGTACTAAAAAATACTTTGAACACGGACTAATTGATCATTGGATCAGCGGTGACGGCGAAGTTCCGATCATTAATTTGTTAAAGGGAGAAATAGATAACGATGGCATTGATGATAGACCTCCTTATCAATTAATCGATATAAACAGTGTACTAGTTCCAAACTATAATGACATTACTTGGAACGAATATCCATTTATTAATCAACCCGAACCAGTATATATTACCGGAAGCAGAGGGTGTGTTAAACGTTGTGATTTTTGCAATGTTTATGAAATATGGCCAAAATATGTTTTTAGAAGTGGCGAAAGTATTGCTAACGAAATTATTCAAGTTAAACAAAAGTATAACAGAACTACTTTTAAATTTACAGATAGTCTTATAAATGGTAGTATGAAAGCGTTTAGAGAAATGCTTCATATTTTAGCAGATTTTAACAATACAAGAAATACCGAAGATGAAAAAATTAGATGGCATAGTCAATGGATAGTAAGAAACTTTAGACAAAGTCCAGAAGAAGACTACTGTCTTATGAAAGAAAGTGGCTGCTATGCACTCGACGTTGGTGTTGAAAGTTTTAGTCAAGCAGTCAGGTTTGAACTAGGAAAAAAGTTTACAGATGAAGATATGTGGTGGTGCTTTGAAATGTTGCAAAAATACGAAATACACCACACACTGTTAATGTTTGTTGGTCATCCTTTTGAAACCGACATAGACCATCAAATAACTTTAGATACTATTAAAAAATTATATGAAAAAGGCTATTCCACAAAAAGAGTTAATGAAAAAAAACTTATGTATGTTAGTATGGCAAATACTATGATGTTATCTGATGATACTCCAGTATGGAATAAAGTAAAAGATGAACTTGAATATTGGTACAACGACTGGAATTGGAAATTTAGAGATAATACACTTGAAGTAAGACTCAAACGTCTTGAAGAAGCAAACGACTTTTTATCTAAATTTGCAGAGCAAGAAAAATCGTGGATGGTGCGTAAAAAAATTGAAATGATAAAGAAAAGTTTTGGATAATGCCATTTTGTAATGCGTTGACAAATCATATGTGTATTACAGTAGCAGCAAGTTGGCGGCCCTGTTGTCGGTTTAATAATTTTCCTTTGGTGGATATAAACCAAGTCGATTTTAAATCATATCAAGACAGTGATTTTTATAAATCTATTAAATCAGATATGTTTTCCGGATGGTCGTCTGGTTGTAAAAAATGCAAAGAAGAAGAAGAGCGAGGACAAACAAGTTTACGAGAAGTGTTAAATAAAACTTTATCAGGTAGTTCGGATATTGAATATGTTGAGATTAGTTTAAGTAATAACTGCAATCTTGCTTGTAAGATGTGTTCTCCTACTTACAGTACTTTTTGGAATAAATTAGTAACTGACAACCAAGTATTAAATGATTATTATACTACAACTATTCAACCAACTATTAGTGTAGAAAAAATATTTTCAACGATTGATTTGTCTAAGTTAAAAAAAATTAAATACCTAGGAGGAGAACCATTTATAACTCCAGAAATAAAAGAACTGTTTGAATTTTTAGAAATAAAAGGAATAATACAAAACATTGAATTTGAATGTAATACCAACTGTACACTTTTTCCTACAAAATGGTTACATTACTTAGATAAATTTAAAAAAGTAACAATAGAACTTAGCATCGACGGTGTTGGATTAGTTAACGATTATATTAGATACGGAAAGATGTGGAATACTATTGAAAAAAATATTATAAAGTGGTCTAAAACAGATTACGATGTAAATGTTTATAGTACTGTACAAGCATATAACTTACATGACATGAAAAATGTTAAAGAACTCGCAAATAGTCTATCTTTAAAACATTACAGTAGTTTGCTAGTAGTTCCTGAATTTTTAAGTGTACACACGTTACCGTTGGACTATTTAGAAATTATCAAAGATAATTACAATCAAAAATATTTTAAAAGTATTAAAAACAATAATAAATTTGCAGAATTGACTAAATTTACAAAGACGATAGATAACATTACTGGATTGCATTTAAAAAACGTAGTGCCATTATTGTATAATTTTATGGAGAATAACAATGAGTCGAATTGACGAACCGGGATATTATCAACTACCGATGGACCATCCTATTGCTATAGAAAATGTTCGTAGACATTCGAGCAAAGCCGCATGTATTGAAAATATGTGGGATGAAAAAGAACTTGATTGGCTTTGGAAAAATGCTTTTACAGCAGACTACAATGTTCCTAGATTAAACAAAAATGGGACAGTAATCATTGATGTTGATATGAGCAAAATATATCAGCGTTATAAAGAAAAGTTTGATGCAGCATTAGGCACAACTGCTGAAAAAACTCCAGTAATTGGCGGCAACTATTTTATTACTCCCCAGCAGTATGGGTTGCACCAAGATGCAATGCGTGAAAAAGGTTATAAAAACATGCTAGAGCATGTGCCTTTAAACCATCCTCAAAGAAAATATACCACGTGGAAAAATATTATTACACCATTATGGATAGGAACACATCTTGATACAATAGACGGCGGACAGATAGTCTTCTTCGAAGAACGTGATATAGGATGGGCTAAAGTTTACAACGGCGGTGCCGAAACTAAAAATATTGCCAGTATTTACGAAATTGTAACCGACTATAAACACCTTCAATTTTATGACAGAGATGGCAACCCTATACCGCAGTCCGACGAGCCGTTTGACAAAGATTTTTATAACAAGTATATGAATACTCCTTATCGTAGATTACAAGGTTTAAACCCTGAATCAGTATTTGATTGGACCCCGGGATCTCCGTGTATATTTGATGCTGTGCAATTACACGCAACAAACGAAGGCACCAAAGGCGGCGAACATAAAAAGACATGGAACAGTAAAATGGGTCTACTTATGATGTTTATGATCGAATTGGATGAGGATCTATTAATAGAATGGCGCAAAGAACAAGAGAAGATGTAAACATGATAATAACAAAAGCAATGGATATACCCGGAGAAACAACCGAACTTCAACATGAGTGGTATCAAAAAATTGTTAATTGGTTTTATTATAAACCTAAAATTTTAGAAATTGGATGTGCGTGGGGTAGAGGATCGTGGGCATGGTTAGATTGTATAACTGATACCAACGACGGCTCTTTAGAAATTTTAGATAATTGGGCGTACTCAAGGAGATATAGCAAAATTAAAATTTATGATGAAAATTATTATAATCACATAGGACAGATTTTTCCCGATTATAATCAAAAAGAAATATTGTTGTATAATTTAAAACAAAACAAAAATTTTAAAAAATTAAAACACATTTATACAGGCAAGTATTTAGCCGCACCAAAATCTTATGATATTGTTTATTTAGATGATGATCATAGTCAAGAAAACGTATTAAACGAATTAAATTATTTTAATGGAATTCCTGTAATATGTGGAGATGACTTTGCCCAAAGTCAACCCGGAGTTCTAAAAGCAATATGTAAATTTTATTCTAAAAATTTTAATAATTATAAATTATATACAGATCCTGATGCTAGATTTTGGGTAATGAAACGAATAGACATATGACGATATCTATAAACAACAAGTTAAGTATGTAATTGTTTTATAGATATTGCTTAATTTTCTTAGACAATAACAAAAACGACAGGATTATATTATGCTAGATCTTTCTAAAAATAAAATAAGTTACACTATAAACAAGTATAAAATTATGACAGGTAATTGTGATTTTAAAACACATCTTCTATTATTGAATTATCTAAATCCTATGTCTGTTTGGGAATTAGGAGCCGGCCGAGGGTCGTGGTGCCTTGGATTACATGAATTTTCTAATAATAACACACGTTATAATTTAGTTGAAGATTTTTCTTGGTGCAAACACGGTTACGATAAATTATTTGTTGATTATTATTGGCCAAAAAATATTAAGGATTTAGAAAGTTTTATAAAAAGTACAAACAGTAATATAAATTACAAAATATTTGATGGTGACATTTCAAATTTTAAAGAAAGTCTTAAAAATGTAGAAGTAATTAGAATTGATTGTGATTTATTAAACACACAAGACACTATAGACACAATATTAACTAATAGTTTTGATAATTTAGTTATTTTAATAGATGACATTAGACCCAATGGTGCCTTTAATAGACTGTTTGATGTACTAAGTTTTATAGAAAAAAATAAATTAAAAATAATTTTAACAGCAGACGAGACAGTAGTATTAGCTAAACCACAATTTGATGTTGACAATTTATATCAACACTGTCTTACATATAAAGAAAAATTTAAAAAGATTTCTTTTAGAAATGATTACAACATATATAATAAACAAGCAGAATATTTACAATTTAAAGATTAATCATGTCACACACATTTTGTAGCGAACCTTATAAACAAATACATTTCGATAGTAGAGGAAACTTGGGACCGTGTTGTCAATATGTAGGTATTAGACCAGAAATGACAAGTTTTAATGAATACTTAAATAGTGATTGGTTAAAAAATTTAAAAAACCAGTTAAACAACAATCATAAAACAAGTGGATGCAATTTTTGTTGGAAACAAGAAAACAATGGATCTAAAAGTATGCGTGAAAAAAGAAATGCATACTATGAAAATAAACCCAACAACGGAATAGAACATATTATGATTACTTACGGCAATCAATGCAATACTGCATGTCGTATATGCAACTCGAGTAGAAGTAGTTTAATTGAAAAACAGTATAGAGAAATGAAAGATAACGTTACTGATCAAGAACTTTTGAATTTAATAAGTAAAAAACATGTATGGAATAAAACAAAGACTTGGTATCGTAATATAAACAATGATATAATTTCAATCGCAGACACTATTCGAAAAATTGAAATCAGTGGTGGCGAACCTTTTATAAATGTTCATTTTGATAAACTTATAGATGGTTTAATTGAGTCTGGTAAAAAATTGCCAGGACTTAATATAACAACTAACGGAAGTTTTACAGAGGAACAAATTGTTAAGCTAAAAGAATTCGAGCATGTACATATAAACTTTAGTATCGACGGAGTAGGAAAAGATTTTTACGAATATTTAAGATGGCCCTTAAAATGGAATGACGTCTTATCAAAAATTGATATTCTTAAAAAGTATCCGTGGATAACTTGCGAATTTGTTATAGTTCCTCATAACTTAAACGTTTTAAATTTAAGTGAAAGTATCATTTGGTTTAAAGAATATACAAATTACGATACTAGATTTAAGATAGGATTTAGTTGGCTTAACGGAGCACCTTGGTATAGTATTGATAATACTCCGAAACGGGCAAGAGATAAGGCTATAGCAGATATAGAAAGTACTATATTTGTAGATTACACTGACGTAGAGATAGAACAGATTAACGAATTAATTTTTATTTTAAAGAACGCAAACAACCCTAAAGAATTAAATTTATTAAAATCTCATGTTGCAATGACTGATTCTTATAGAAATTGTAACACATGGGATGTTGTTGGATGGAAATTAGAAGAGATATGAATAAACCTTTTTGCTATGCACCTTGGACAACAATCCAATACAGTGGAGTATATAGTGGCGGCGGAACGTCTCCGTGTTGTGAATGGAGGGGAGAAAAATATAAAGGAAAAGTTAAAGATTACCAAGATAGTGAATATTTGGATAAAATAAAACTTGCAATGGAAACACACGATACAAGTTTTATTGCTTTTAGTTGTCAAGAATGTATTAATACTGAGTCACATGGCATCTTGTCGGCTAGAAATTTTATTGATAAAAACGTAAAAAATAATAAGTATGAAATAGGAAAAATAAACAAATTAGATTATAGGCCGGATAATTTGTGTAATTTAAAATGTAGAATGTGTAGCCCGAGTAGTAGCAGCCTCATCGAAGAAGAACGAGTTTTACATAATTTGATAAAGCCTATTGAAAAAAGAGATACCAATGACGTGTTAGACTTTGATTTATCTAGTTTAAGACATCTTGCTATATTAGGTGGCGAACCAACAGTTAACAAAAATCTCTTTCCTATTTTAGATTATTTTATAGAGACCGGTATGACAGAAACTGTTCGCTTGCAGTATACAACTAATTGTACAAGTGTTAATAACCCGTGGATGAGTCGAGTGAAACAATTTAAAGAGGTCAACATAAATTTAAGTTTAGACGGCGCTGGAAAATCTTATGAGTATATAAGAACAGGTGCAAAATGGTATAATGTTGAAAAAAACATTCATAAAATAATAAAATCTGCAAATAATTACAGTATTAACATGTGTATTCAAATGGTAAATTTTGTGCTAGTTGAAGACTGGATAGAATACTTTTTTCAGTTTGATTCTGATAAAGTACACATGAATCCTATGTTTGGAGCAGTTCCAGGAAAGGTTGACTGCATACCTGACGATATTAGAGAACAAAAAATAGAATATTTGCAATCTTTAAAACATCCTATATCGGATAAATTAGTTGATAGATTTAAAAATTACAAATTTAATATAAATGAACTTATACGATACAAAGAATTCAACAGTTGGCATGACAACATAAGAAATACAAATTTATTAGACCTTGATCCTATTTTTTCAAAAATCTTAACAATGGTCTAATACCAACAGGTTTGCCAGCGGCAGTTTTGGCTAAATGTATAGATTTAGTCGGCAACAGTTGAAAGTCAGTTATTACTTTTTTATATTCTTCGTTATATGTTTTCCAAAAATATTCTGGGCCAAATGTTTCCATAAATTTAATACCCATACTAACCAATGCTTGACTATTCATATTAAAGTCGTTCATTATAGTTACTGCACCTAGTGGAGTATTTCTTGCAAACCGCACCCCTATTCTATTTCCACCTAGCCCTCCCTTGCTTAAACTAATACCAAATGTTTGAATAGCAGGGTGGTCAAAGTCGAATTCGATATCTCGAATACAACTTATCCAAGCACCATCGATGTGTACAGGTATTTTTAGTTTATAGCAAGTATTTAAAATTTCTGTCATTTCTGGATGTACATCACCGTAGTACGGAAACGGCATTGAAATTAACAACTCTTTATTTGGATCTAATGTATCAATAGTAGTATAAGTTATATTAGGATTTAATCTATAATGATACTTATAGTCGTTTTCAAAAGTTTGTAACGAACCGCAGCGTTGATAAAGATCATCGATATATTGAGTACAGCCGTTTATAATGTCTAATCTTTTAAAAACATCTACACCTTTAAATTTACTATACTGATGATTTTTAAGCCAATTAACAAATGTTTCTTTAAAAATCGAGTCTAAATCTGCGGTATGTACTGGATTTTCTTTATAAAAATTATCGTAAAACTCGTTAATTTTATTACTGTACATAGGTTGCGGCCTGTCAGTTTGTAACCATTCTTTAGTATACTCTCTTGTTACGTTATCTCTCATGAAAATATTTATATGCGTAGTTAACTACTAAATAACAATATGAAACCTTGCATACTTCCTTGGATAAATTTTAGCACCAACACATTCGGTCGTCCTCGAACTTGCGGCTATGCAGATCAGGCAGTTGTAAAAGATGCACAAGTCAAGTTAAAAGGTAGTAGTATAGAAAACGAATGGAACAATGATTATTTTAAAAAAATACGTATAGATTTTTTAAACGGAAAATGGCCAGAGAACTGTAAGCGTTGCGAGTACGTTGAAAGTTTAAATGGTCATAGTAAACGATTAGAAGAAAACAAATACCATTACGAAACAAACAAACATCTCATCAATGAAACTAAATCCGATGGCAGTGTTCCGTATTACCCACCTAATATTGATATTCGTGTTGGCACAATTTGTAATTTGAAGTGTATACATTGCGGCACCGGCGCTAGCAGCAAATGGAACGAAGACAAGTCCCTATTAAACAAATATCCTAATACAGAATCGTATAACATAGATAACAAGTGGATAGAACAAGATAGTTTTATATGGGATAATATAAAAGAAAATCTACATCAAACAAAAAAGTTTAACTTTTTAGGTGGAGAGCCATTTGCTAATAAACAACACAATAAATTTATCGAAGAAATTTCAAAAACAGAACACGCAAGTAAAATAACACTTCACTATGTCAGTAACGGAACATTGTTAACTGAAAAGATACTTAATCAACTATCTAAATTTGAAAGTGTTGTAATTAGATTAAGTGTTGACGCTATTGATATTCCTGGAGAATATTTTAGATTTCCTATTAAATGGGAAACATTTAAAAAGAAACTCGAATTAATACAACAATATGCAAAACAGTATAGTAACTTTGATGTTGGGGTACAGTGGACCTGCTCAAATATAAGTATGTTTTATCTAGTTGAGACGTATGATTACATAAAATTTAATTTTCCAGATATAAAATTTATTCTTTGTAATCATGTAGAATGGCCGATTCACATGAGTGCTCAAGTGTTACCCGTAGAATTAAAACAAATTATCAAAGAAAAAATAAATCGATACAATTTTGATGACACAGACAAAATAGAATTTTATGTTAATCACATGTTTGAAAAAGATTTATGGAACGAATACGGAAAAACATTCATTTCTTATCTAAATGACCTAGACACCGCACGAAACATATCATGGAAGCATAGTTTTAAAGAAATGAAAATTGAAAACTACACATATTGACTATTTAAAAAAAGACGTTATAATAAATTATGAATGAAGATTTAAAATGGAGTAATTATGATTTTACCAAGATTCCGTTTGACGACATTATACAAGTCGGCCAGCGGACACTCTTATATAGAGACTTATTTACTGTATCTTGGCTCCTTGGAAGATACTGCAACTACAGATGCTCATACTGCTGGCCCTATGCAAGATCTGACAGAAAAGATCATAGACCTACAGAGTTATGTCTCAAAACCATCGACGAAATAAAGCGTCAGGCTCGTGACAATGGATTTAATAGTTTTCACTTTTCGTTAAGTGGTGGTGAGCCTACATTTCATCCTGGATACTTAGACATACTAAAACATCTAGCAGATGATGTTGACAATACCAATTATACTAGTGTACATATGACATCGAATTGTAGTAGACCTGTGCGCTGGTTTGAAGATTATGTAGAAAAAGTCAAGCCGTTTCACAGAGCAAGCATTACAGCAAGTTTGCACACTGAACATTTAGATACAACAGCAAAGATGCAGGATTTTGCAGACAAACTGATATTATGTCAAGAACACGATGTTCAAGTTACTATCAACATGGTTATGGTACCCGAATGGTTTGAACGTGATTGGGACAATGCACTATTCTTCCACGAGCAGGGCATAAACGTAACGCTAAAGCCTCAAAGCGACCCTACAGCAAGCCGAGTAGTAGATGGATACACAGATGACAATCTAAAACGTTTACACAACGGTATGCCGCAGCGTGCTTATACAGAAACAAAGCGTAAATGGAACGACCGTCCTAGACCTAATTTTGAACTACCTAAACACGCTTTAGTTAATAATGATTCAAATGTTCCTAGCCATTTTCAAGTAGAATTTTTAGATTCTACAGGAAAAAAATGGTACATGGATCAAGCCGAAAGATTTAATGCTTTTAATTTTAATAAATTTAAAGGCTGGAATTGCAATGCTGGGTATCAAGGAATTATTATCAGAGAACCTGACGGAAGTATAAAACGTAGTTACAGTTGTTCAGATGTTCCATTAGGAAACATTGAAACAGGATTTAAATTGTTTTCTAATCCAATGCCCTGTATAACTGATAGTTGTGTTAGTTCGGCTGACAGTAAAATACCAAAAAGAAAACACTAATGCCAATCTGTAAAGCCCTTCATAATCAAGTGTGTATAGAACTCAGTGGTTTTTATAAACCATGCTGTTCGTACAAAGGTATAAGTAAAATTTCTGTAAATGATATGTCTCCGGATGACTTTTTACATTCCGAATATATAGCAAATATAAGAAAAAATATGGAGGGCAATTCATGGGATCCGGGTTGCTACAACTGTAAAAAACACATCGAACTAGGATTACATTCTGTAAAAGATTCTTATGATTTTTATTGTAAATCTGACTTAAACACTTTTGAAATGTTAGAGTTGTCTGTTAGTAATAAATGTAATAATCAATGTAGAATGTGTGATTCTAGACATAGTAGTTTGTGGCAAAAAACTTTAGGAGGCAGCAATATACCTGTGTCTTATTATAATTTAGAAAACGTTCTATCTAAGATAAAAAGTAAAGATATTAAAATTATAAAATATCTAGGTGGAGAACCATTAATAACTGATGAAGTGTTTCATATATTTGAGTTTATCGAAAAAAATAAAGAAAATAAAATTTCTTTTTATGTAAACACAAATTTAACAGTTCCTCCTGAAAAATATTTAAAACATTTTACAAATATAGACAGTTTTATAATTGGATATAGTATTGACGGTACTGGATTAACAAACGAATATATTAGAGATGGAAGCAAATGGGAAACTATAAAAAGAAATCTAGATAAGTGGGAAAACTATATTAATAAAAGAAACGATAACAGTGAAAGATATGTTCATACAGTTTTGCAAGCCTATAATTATCATGATATAGAAAATATAAACAAATTATGTCAAGATTACGGATTATACTATAATATTTTTCCTATTACATATCCTTTGGAATTTTCGATAAATGCTTTACCTCAATGGTATATTGAAAAACATATGTGCAAAGAAACTGAAGAATTTTTAAAAAATTACAATCACGACACTGAGTTACTCTCTAAATTAATTGAAACTACGGCAAGTCAAGACAATGTGCTTCAAAAGTCAATAAATGACTTTATACCAGAATTGAGTTTTTTAAAAACTTAAATTTATTTAATGAATTTTACTTCAATAGGCTGTTTTGTCTTTGTCGGAAAAATATAAGAGTTATCAACGTGTGATATTCTTCTATTAAGACTTTGATTTTTAAAACCTATACCCATTAAAAGTAAGACATCATTTTCAAGACTAAGATACTCTTTAACTTTATCTTGATTAAAACAAGAACAACACCCAGTTGAATAGCCTAAAATGCTAGCAGTAAGATTTAAATATCCTGCGGCTACACCTACAGCAAGATTTCTATCTCTTTCTAACGTCTTTGTGGCTTGATACGAATCAACGGAATTAGTGGTTATTGCTCTAGTTTGATCATTTCTTGTTGAATCTTTGTCATTGTTTAGATTTTCGTATTTTTCAAAAACAACTAAAAGATTTGCTAGAGTTTGTGTATTTGTAGTGTACTCGGGTGTTGGTTCTAATGTAACAACAAACCCTTTGGTATTATCATGAATCTCTTCGATGATATTTCTGTTGGTTATAAAATGAAGTCGATAAAACGCTACATTTTGTTTGCTTGGACATTGTGTTCCAGCAGTTACTAGAAGATTTAGATCGTCTTCGGGTATTTCTTTTGAAAGATCCCAATTACGCTGACAATGTTGACTGCGTATAATAGATTGTTTAATATCAATATGATTCATAGTATAACTCCAATATAAAATATTTATTCTATTTTACATTTTATTTTTGATAAGATAGTGTTTAAACTCCCAAGTTTTTTCTGTTGAACTATTTGGATACCAATCTGAATATTCTTTAACATATTTTCCTAAGTATGGTTTTGAATTTTCAATTATAAAGTTATAGGGTAAGTCATCGGGTTCTAAAATTCCGTTATGTGTATTATCCATCATCCATAAAATTGCACTACATAATGGAGCAACAACTTGTAAACTAGTTGCATTATTGTTTTCAACTAAATTTCTAGTTTCGTCAATAGACAATTGACTACCTACCCAATAAGAGCCAAATTCTCCCATTAACAATACGCCTAATTCGTCCATTCCGCCTACTATGCTATCTGTTATAATTCTAGATTGTGCTTGACCTTTAAGATTGTTTTGTGTAAGTTCATTTAAACTTTCAACTGCTTGGTCGCAAGGATGGTAGGCATAATGAACTGTAGGTCTGTATAAAGAATGATCGTCATTAATTGACAAAAATTCTGCTAAAGTTATAGATTCTTGGTGTGTTATTAAAAATCCTTCAAATTCTTTAGCATTTGGAGCCCAAGATTTTACTTTTGTTGCACATCCGGGATTGTTTAAAAATATAGATGCTTTACTTCCGTGTATATGAGTCACTCCGTTATCCGGAAGTTCGGGTTCGTGTGACCCCCAACCGAGTTCAGCAGGAAGGATACCTTCAGCAATAAAACCATCTACGCTCCATGTGTTTACAAATTCGTTTGGTTTTTTCTTATCTAAATCAAATTGTGAATCTCGTTCGGAAACATGTATAACTTTAAGACCTACTTTTTTAGCAAGATCTGCCCAGTCTAGTTGAGATGTTGGAGTTTCGTTGACATTAAGTTTTTTTGCAATATCAATTAGTGCATCTTTAACTAAATGATTAACTAATCCAGGATTAGCACCGTGTGAAAGAACGGCTGTTGCTTTATTTTTTGATGTTTTTTTATTTTTTATCATGTCTTCTCTTAGAGAGTAGTTTGTTCTATCTCTAGGATCCATATCGAAGTTATCAAAAAATCCTGGCCACGGCTGAATACAAGTGTCTATGTACATAACATCGTTTTTTTGACATTCTTCAACTAAATCTTTTGATGATACATCTACTGTTAAATTAATAACAATATCGCCTTTTGATGTATATTTTTGTAAAATGTTTTTGTAGTTGTCAATGCTAATATTTTCAATTACTCTTTCGACATCATACTTGTTAGTTATACTCCAATTTCGACTGTCGTTGGATATAATTGTTATTTTATTAGACTTTATATGTTTTTTTAAGAGAGGAAGCAATGCAACACAGATGCTTCCTGCACCTAAAATAGTTATATTATGATTAAATTCTTTAAAAATCGTAGTAACTTGTGTCATTTTCGTCAAATCCTCTAGTTAAAAAGTCGTTTGAAGTGGTTCTAATAATTTGCCAATTGTTAAACGCTTTTTCTGTTAAAATATCTTTGATGGGATGAATATATTGTGTCATTGGTTTTAAAGTCCAGTCTATATCATCTATTGTTTGCATAGTAAGTTCATGTAGATCTTTATTAAAATACTCTTTTAAGTATTCTTTTATAAATTCGTAACCGGTTAATTTGTTATAATAATTTACATTAGGGTTTCCATATTTTTTACTAATTTTAAATTTAAAATCATAGTCAACTGTAGTGGTGTTTTTAACATCGTTAATATCGAGAAATGAATATATTTGTTCTGGGCTATACATAAAAAAATCATATATACAGGTTTTGTTTGTTATATGAGCCCAGGTGGGTGCAGATAATCCGATAGAGTACGAGCAATCGCCTATTACTGGCTCTTTATCTTTGTTAAATTTTATCTCAACTTGGTCTGATGCCATAACAGGAACAGCACCTATACTGTTTATGTATTCGATCATTAACTGTTGTGTATATAATCCCGGAATTAGAAAATATGTTTCATATACTCCATTAATAAAATAATCTCTATGACGATTGTTATAAAGATCTTCGAGAATGTTTATTTCTTTTGTAATATGTTTAATATTATATTTTTTACAAAAGTTAATAGCATTAATAACATCGTGGTGATTTAATATATGATCTTTATGTTTGTATACTAATGAAAATCCTATAAAGTCTACGTTTGCGTCAACAAATGCAAGACCCATTAATTCTGAATCGATTCCACCGCTAAAACATAAGAATATATCTCGATATTTGGATTTAATATCGATTGCACTTTTTTTACATTCTTCCCACCAAATTAAATTTTCAGTATTGTCAGGTATAGCAAATCTTTCAATAAAGGGTAGTTTTGGTAATTTTGGTAATGCAGTTAGTCCATATCCAAAACTTAAATGATTATTTTTTGAAAATTTACATTGATTATCTGTTTTATAATCTTTATTAATAATATAGTAATCGTGTTCTTTATGGTCAAGTAACACTTTTATATGTTTATGACTTTCAGTACTTGAGATGAATCGAGGAAATGAATTTTTATCAACAATATCATAGGGAATAATACCGGAATCAATAGATCCGCAGTTGATATAAATTGCCGGATTTGCAATCGTAGGCGCTGTTAACTTTGACTTTAAATAGCCCTCAACTTCAGAAATGCTTATAGAACTCATTTTACAAAAAGTTTATTTTGTACAATTTCTTTTAACGATTTTTTATAATTAGAATTAAATCTCCATTCATCGTTGGATTCATTATAATCTAACCACGGAGTAAGACCTAACACTAAATGTATTCTCGGTTCGGTATCTGTAGTTTCTTCTTTTACAGTAACTTGATGCGGAATTATTGTATTCCAAATATATGCTTTACCGACTTCGAGATGTTTTTCGATAGATAATTTATTTCCGTACTTGTCTTTGCCTTCGGCCTTTAAAATATGATTACTGTTAGTCTTAAGTGGAATATTAACTCTTAGCAGATAAAGTGGCAACTCGTCAACATGAATACCCGAAGTATCGGGTAATTTGGTTTTATGTGGATAAAAATAACTTACTCTTGATCTAGACAATCCGCAATTAAATTTATTAAACAAATTGTTAAAGTACTTTCTTACAACCGGATGAACATGTCTAAAACCGAATGTATCATAATAGGTATTTTTTATAACACCCGGTAAACTCTTTTCTCCTCTAATTCCGTAAACTTGAGTCATTTCTTTGGTACCCATAGTTTGATTATACAGCCCTTGATCGCCTATATAGTCTTTATTATAAGTTAACGAAAATCCTTTGTAATCATCAAATTCGAAGTTTTTAGTAGTCCAGTTGTACAATCCAACTTCTTTTTCTAATTGTAAAATATTTTCTAACATAGTCTCAGCAGACGGTAGTCCGAGTTCTTCTAGTGTAAATTCGTAAAACAAAAAATCTTTCATGTAATCAGTATAGTCATTGTTTGTTACAAACAAACAATTATCTTCTATATGAGTTATCATTGACACATCGTTACTATAATCATGACCTATCATTATACAAGTACTTTCTTTAAAAGTTCGTTTCTTTTTATTTTTCCGTTATAAGACATAGGAATTTTTTTTAAATTTAAATATATCAACCTGTCTATATTATACACTAATTTCATATAGTTGTCTATCCGGTATTTATCGCTATCAGAAACACTTTTTACAAACACATAATTGTTTTCTTTGTTTTGCACTATAATAACTGTCTTGTTAATAATTTTTTGTAGTTCGTTTTCGATGTTAACTGGATTATATGCTACACTGTTATATAGGAATAGATCTTTATAACGACCAATTAAAACCAAATCACCGTCAACAAGTTTGCCATAATCGCCAGTATTAAACCATCCGTTATCTGTGTACGGAGTAATGCTAGTATTGGATTCATAATATCCTTGTCCTATAGTATCTCCACGAAGATATACTATTCCTTCTGTTGATGTTTGTTTGTTGTCTAACATAAATTTTAATTCTAACCCGTTGATTAGTTTTCCTACGCCTTTCATAGTTCCGTCGTTAATACTAATGGTAGCAGTAGTTTCTGTCATGCCGTAGCCGTTTACTAGTTTTAGATTGAAGAATTTTTCTATATAGTTTTTACGTTCTTCGGTTAGTGCATCGCCTCCGTAAGAAATGTATCTTATAGATGATGCAGAAATTTGTTGTTCCTCCATTATAGAAGTGATTCTCGACAGGCTAATTGGAGTCGATGATAACATGGATATCTTATTTTTTTCAAAAGATTTTACGTGTGATCTTTTAAATTTATTAGCCACAAATACAGAACCCGAAGAGTAAAATATACCAAGTGTAAGATTTAATCCAAATACAAAAGTAGCAGGTAAAATTAAATATAAGACGTCTTGTTCAGTAACGGCTCTATTCTTTTTTGTCTTTATTGCTCCAGAAATTAAATTATCTTCAGACAATGCTACAACTTTAATATTTCCACTTGTTCCTGAAGTATGTAGCATAACACCTGTTTTATCTAATGATGTGTCTATGTTGAGGTTTTTTGTTTTAATATAATTAAAAGTTAACACAGTTCCTATTATTTGTTCGTCAAAAAATCTTTCTATTTTTTGACTTGCTAAAAACACAAAATTTGGATTTGATTTTTCAACAATTACTGTTAATTCTTTGTTGTTTATTGCAGTACTAATTAATATAGGAATACCTCCAAGTAATTTTATAGCAAAAAACAATACAAAAAAGTCAATAGAATTATTGCTTATCATCATAATTTTATGATATTTTTTAACACCAATTGTTTTTAATATATCGGAAGCAGTTTGAATTTTAATAAAAAACTCGGAATTAGATAACGAAGTTGTTTCATCTAATATTGCAATTTTTGATTTATGATTAACAGCATTATGCTTTAGAAAATCTACGACAGAATTCATTCTTTTAAGGATTTCCATTCTTCTGTGCTTATAAAGTTAAATGGTATTTCGCCCTTAAACATTTTATACATTATTTTTTGATAAGCAGATTTTTTATTTGACCTTGGTACAACATGTACCATTCCGGGATGTATTATCCAGTCATTATAAAACTCAATCTTTTCTTTTGCTTTTTTAAAATATAACTCTGCTTTGTAGTGTTCTCTTGAATTAAAAACCAAACTAATTTCGTTTTTGTGAAATTCAACTTGCGAAGGTACAATAAATTGTGGATTTAAAAAATTATATACTTTGGTTCTGTATTCTGGATTGACAAAGGTTCTATTTGAACTTCTAAATATACCTTCGCCCCATGCTGGTCTATTATAAAGTCCGCTAAAGCAAACAATCTTTTTGTTATCAACTAGTAAATCGAAAGTCATATGATTTTCAAGGTCAAGAGATCTTAATGAATAATTTTCTTTTCTTTTATCTTCTGACAACGACAATTCTTCTAAAAGTAGTAAAAATTTTTTATAAAAATACTGATCAGTTATCTCTCCGTATTTTAAAATATTAACAACCTTCATTTTAACACTTTCGTTTTAATAGGACTAAATCCGTTAAATCTAGTTGAATAAACACTAGTATATGATCCTGTGTTATATATTAAAATTTTATCTCCGCTTTTAATATCCTTTGGCAGTAATGGTCGATATTTTTCGTATAAAATGTCAGCACTGTGCAATGTTGGACCAGCAACTATATATGGAACATTTTCGCCACTAGAGTGGGGTGCAGTTATTTTATATTTAAAAATCTCTCCATCTGTACTATAAAGTCCTCCAAATCTTCCTATGTTAAGATACAGCCATGTATCTGTATCGTTGATATCTTTTTTACTCACTAGTATAGATTCTGCAATTACAATACCAGAATTTGCAACTAACGCTCTACCCGGTTCTGCAAAAATATTTTCAACAGCACCAAATTTTTGTTGTATTGTGTTTTTAATTACGTTACAATATATAGGCACATTGGTGATATCTTCGTCGTACTTAGAAGGAAATCCACCCCCGATATTAAGGACTGTTAAATTATATCCTTTATTTTTTAATTTATTCCAAAGTGTTGATACTATATCTAAACTATCAAACCACATGTGTGGATGTAATGTTTGCGATCCAACATGAAAACTAAGTCCTACTAAATTAATATTTAAATTTTTTGCTTGTTCGAATAGATGTTCTGCCATGTCGGTACTACAGCCGAATTTTTTATTCAACGGTCTTAGTGCTTCAGTGTCTCCAAGTAGTACACGAATAAACACATCGCTGCCGGGTGCATAGGTTTCTATTTTTTTTAATTCTTCGATTGAATCCGCAGCAAACAGTGTTACACCGTTTTTGTAAGAGTATTTTATATCCTTTATACTTTTAATAGTACTACCAAAACTTAATTTTTTAGGATCGGCTCCTGCTTTAAGACATTGTTTAATTTCGTTGCCACTAGCAACATCAAAATAACTATCTAATTTTACTAACAGTTTTAATACATCGAGGTTTGGGTTAGCTTTAACAGCATAGTGTATTTTATAATCTTGAAGAGAATTTTTAAAAATATTAAAATTCTCTTCTACAATATTTAAATCAATTACAAGGGTAGGCGAAGATACCGATGTTGCAAGACAATAGTTTTCTAGTTTATTCATTAAAACCTCTAAAAGAAAGTGTGCTAACTGTAATTAGCACACTTATTGCATAGATATATTTTTTTTGATTAAATTTAGTTTTTATTTTTTAATAGTACTGTTGTTGACATTGGTCCGGTAATTCCGCCAACTGTTGCTTGGTTATACTTATTGTATAAGAAAAGATTATTGCCACCTTCGATACTTCGGTCATTGGTGTAATCATTGCTTAACCCTGTTGTATAAACAACGTTTTGTTTACTGTCAGCAAGTATTTTTGTTTTGAGTTGTGCAGGAGTCATTTGCGGATTGATTTGCAAATAACATGCTGCAACACCAGCAACCTGTGGTGACGCCATACTAGTACCACCGATATTTGTCTGTCTATAATTACTGTCTAAATAGTAATTTTGAGATCCGCCACCCCATTCGTTGGTTGTACTAGTGCAACTCATAATATTTGTACCGGGTGCCCAAATATCTACGCCAGGTCCACTTTCGCTACTGCTGGCTTTGTATTCGGTGGTTGCACTAAACACTGTACTATCGATGTTGCCAACCATAAACGCTTGGTCGTCTATGGGTGAACCACCTCTGTGATAATAAACATCGCCGGTACCTGTTTTAGTATAATAGTTGTTGTAGTCGAGACCGCCGGATACATCAATTTTTTGGTATGTATTTCCAGCAGCAATAAACACATGCACACCTACATCAATAAGTTCTTGTAAATCGACATCTACTGAATCTACTCTAACAACGTGTCTATAACCAGAAAGGGTAAAGGAACCGATCATTCCTTTTGATGTATCTCTACTAGTACCTACCCATGGAGTACCTCGATATGACCCGCCGGTGATATTTGTAAAGGTTGTACCATATCCCCAACTCATATTTACCACAGTTGGTCGTTTATATCCAGTTGCTGGATCAATGGGTTTGTTTTGGTGCCACCCTTTTACAACATCAAAACAGTCTGTGATAGAAATTCCAGTTCCGCTATCGCCAGCACCTTCTAAACCATTAACCTTAAGAGCATAGATTCTTGCATTTTTGGCCCACCCAAATGTTTTGCCAGCAGCAATTCCTCCAACGTGTGTACCGTGTCCGTCGTAGTCTCTATAATGGTTTACACTTTGTGTTCCTGCCAAGCCACTTTCTGTATACCAATTGATTAGTTGAACTCTACTAATACCATTTGCATCGTTGAATTCAGGATGATCAACTTGTAATCCTGAATCGTGTATAACAATGTCAACACCTGAACCATCAGCACTGTAGGAAAATAAGTTATCAATAGTAGTTCCAGATCCGTAATTATTAGTTTCAGAAATACAACGTTTTAAACCCCAGTTGATAAAACTCCCCGAGTCCGAACTTGTTTTAGTAAAATTGCCAGTTTGCACAGCATTGTGACCAATAGAAATATCATCACGTTGATTTGGCGGAATTTCTACAGAATAAATTCTAGGATCGTTGCGTAATGCTTCTGCTTCGGCATCAGTTAAATGATAATGAGTCTGTCTAGTACTTAATGGTCTACTATTGCAGATTTCACAACTTCTATTTGGAATAGTACTACTACCAGTTGACGCAGTCATCTCTGTATCGACATCTGCAATATCTATACCACGTATTGTGCTAACGATATATTCTTTGGTTTCCATTATGCAGAAGTTCCGTCGTCTAGATTAATCCAAGCACCGTTTTGATATGCCTGAATTCTGTTTGCAGTTGAGTTGTATATCATATCGCCATTTGCAGCAGTTAATGCATTTCGTTGAGTTGTTGTAAGATTTGCTAATCTAAATGGAGCACCTATTACTCTAACAGCGTTACCTGCTTGTAGATCGAGGTTTGTAGCACTTTCTAGTGTAGGAGTTCCTGCTCCGGTACTAATGAAACTATCGGCAGTAACACTTGCAAAACGTACATCAGATGTTTCTTCGAGTTCTTGATTTGCAAGCGGGATCCATGAACCGGATTGGAAAAATTCAAATCTGTCGCTATCTGAATTATAAACTATAGAACCGGTAATGTTTGCACTGTCAAGTCCAAAAGAATTTATAGTGGCTTGATCATATGCTCCAATAAATAAACCTCCAGGTAACACTGTTTCAAGTGCTGTGCTTCCGGATGCTACAATATTTCTCCATTCAACACCGTCATAGAACGCTAGTGTGTTGTTATTGATATCAACAGTTAGTTCGTAAAGTGAAGCCGGAGAGATGTCTAAAAGATTTCTTGATTCGTTGAATCTTAAACTGCCGTCTTTAATTTCAAGTTTTGTTTGCGGATCAAAAACTCCTATTCCAAAATTATTATCTGCAGAAAAAACAACGTACTCAGGTTCGTTAGAAGTAATTCCTGTTGGGTTAATAGCAAAAAATAATCCTAGGTTATCAGCACCAACAGTTGCAGTAGTGACAAGTCCGCCAGGATCGTTTTTTACAAAATCTAATCTACCATAAACCATACTATCGTTAATTGTTGAGTTTGACTCTCTTGATATTGTTACTCTAGAAAGTTCGTCAACACTATTAACATTAAGAGTAGTTCTAACCCCAACAGTAGCGTTTTCTACTTTTAGAGCACCGCCTGTATGTTTTATACTATCAGAATATATTGTTCCGTCAATGCCGTCAATAATTATTGACGAGTTGTCTGTAAATACAGAACCAGAAAGTTCTCCAACAAACTGTCCACTTATTGTATTTGTATTAGTATCAATTATTCTAGTGCTATCGGTTCCGATAATATTGATTCGATAGTCGCCACCTGCAACTATACCTTCGCCACCGGTTGCGGGTGCGTTAACCCAGAAGCCATCAGTGTAAGTTAGCACTTCTCCGTTGCTAGGAAATGATATAAATGCATCGTCGAGTTGGTCTAGTAAGATGTTGGTAATATTGCTACCGTCGCCTACAAACAAACCGGTTAATGTATTTGTAGCAGAATTTACAATAGTACTACTATCGTTTCCAACAATATTAATTCTGTAATTTACACCCTCGACTACACCGCCTGCACCGATAGGTAAGTTAGTAAGTCCGCTGCCGTCGCCTACAAAGGCAGTTGCAGTAACAGTACCACTTCCGAGAATGTTGAATCCGTCTAAGTCTAAGTTTTGTGTAAGTGCATCTGGAGATCCAACATTAGAAACTTTAATACCTCCAGGTGTTACCCCGTCTCCGGCATAAAGGTCTTTGGTGTCAGTTACATAAACTAATTCGCCTTCTTGAAAGATGACAGAACCTCTTTCTGCCTCAGTCCCGCGTCTTAATCGCAATGCCATATTGAAAATCTCCTAGAGTGATAATACTTTTATATATTTATCACTCTAGGAGATTTATTATCTGTTTAATTTTAAGAACTTATAAACACGCTTACTAACGTCTGTCTGAACACGTTTTAAGTCAAGTCTAAAATCAATAGATTCGATGTTGTCGTCATATTCTTCAAAAAGTTGATCTAACGAATCTTCTATTTGTTCGATAGGTTGCTTTTTTTTACTATCTTTTATATCAATGTCCCATACACTACCGTCTTGAAAAGTAATTAGTATGCGGTCAATATATTCTAGAGGAAGATAGTCCATCTCGACAGAATCAAAAATTTCTTGCCAGTGTTCTTCTGTTTCAGGATCGGGATGAACTTTTCTTTTAGGCACTTTTTTCTGCTTTGACTTTCTTTACAGTTGGAACAAGTGTTTCTGCAACTTCTCGCATTTTCTTTGCTTCCTTGAACATAGCATCTGCTTGACTACGCAATTGTGCTGCCATTTCTTCTGCGGTAGGCGGCATTGTAGTTACAGCATCTGTAATCTGTGAGTTAACAGTTTCAGCAGCCATTAGAGGCATTTCGTTGATAACCTGTGGGGTTTCGGCAGATTGACCCGAAGGTTTAAGAGCCAAATCTTCTAACGAAATTCCACGTTGCTGAGCAATGGCTTCATTTAACTTGTCAAGACTGATAACAGTTTTGCTATCAGGAGTCATTTCAATTTCGTTGGTTGGAACTTTTCTTAATTTTCCAGTAGTATGAAATCCAGAAAGCATGTTACGCCCGTCAGGAAGATATGACCTAGCCATTACTTCTGCTAACTCGTATGCATCTTGACCTGCAGGCGACTCAACTACTTTGATTAGTACATCGTGTTCATCTGACGGAAGTGATTCGGTTAGAACTACTAAACAATTATACGGATCACCTGGCAGTGTACGATATGCAACAATTGCTCTCCGTTTATTGTTTTTGATTCTGCCTACGTGTTTAATATTAGGCATTGGTGTTTTCCTCTGTTGCAGCAGGTGTTGCAGCCTGTGCGGCTTTTGCTGCCTTTTGTTGTTCTTCAACAGTTTTTAGAAAATGTTCTAACTTTGTGTACACTGTTCCAACAGCGGCCATTTCTGCTGGTTTAAAAGCACTACGTTCGCTAGCAATGTCGATGATTTGTTTCATAATTGCTAAATCTTGAATAGTTAGATCCATTGGGTTTGGTTGAGTTTGTTCAGACATAGTAATCTCCTTGTATTAATATATATTATAGATTTATCTGTTGTATTTCAAAAGTGGACAAGCTATCATAAAATAACTTAGTTCCGAGGGATTTTCAAAACCAATTTTAATTTTTTGTTTAAATGGTGTTGATTCGCCTAATTCGATAGTGTTACCAACGTAGAATCGGCTGGAACAGTTTTCGTAGATCCACTCTTCTAATGCCTTGGAAAGATTGTATGTAGGATTAATAACAATCGTTTCGAAATAAGGAGGGCAGAATTCTACCCTCCTTACCTCAAGCACGTTGAGTGGATTAATTTTATTCTTCTTAACCACGTGACTCCTCGTAGTGGGCAGTTACGCCAAACGGTGCTTGCAAAGATTTGTTGTGGTTACTGTGGATAATAAAAATAGTATCACAGTAAGACTCGTCTCCCCAACTACCGAACGGATATCCATCAGTAAACATAACAAACTTCTTAGGCTGGACATCATTTGATTTCATGTATTTCCAGTTACAGTCGAAGTCTGTACCGCCGCCGCCCATGATTTCATAATCCATAAGCGATTCGCCGCCGTCTGCACTAAAGTCCTGTTCGTTGTAAACCTTAGTGTCAAAACACCACAGTTTAATACGATAGTCCTTGTATTCGTCCATAATGCCTTTGATCTCACTCAAAAAGTCACGAGCCTGATCGTTACCAATAGAACCTGACATATCGATAGCAACAGTAATATCGATAGTTTCGTCAAAGTTCATACCAGGAAGAATAGCACCAGTGTGCCAGCCTTTACGACTAGGACGAGCAAAAGTGTAATCGTTACGAATAGTGCTTTGGATTTGCTGACGCAGAAGTTCGCGCCAGTTCATCTTAGGCTCAGTTAGTTCTTTGATCATACGCTGGATCTCACCAGGAGTGTTGCCAGCACCTGCACTCTGTGCAGCATTGATCATTGCTTCTTTGATTTCGTCCTTGATTGCATCAAGTTCGGCCTTGGTCAGTCTAGGACGACCTTTGCCCGAGCCATTGCCTTCTTTGCCATCACCTTCTTCATCGCCTGCTTCCCAGTCAATGTGTTCGTCAAGCAGTTCGCCAAGAGCATCAAAGTCGATCTTATGAGCGTTCTTGAACAGATCGTCATAGACTTCTTCTGAAGTCCACTTATCATACTTGAAGTCTTGATAGCAATCAACTACACGAGGCTTTTGACCAATCTTGTCACGAACAAGAAGGTTGTTAACAATGTAGTCTGCAGAGATGTTGTAAAGCATTGGATCACGATCTTCACGACGAGTAAGGTGATCGTAAACACAGTGAAGGATTTCGTGTGCAATAACAAACTCAATTTCTTTATTGTTCATTGCATTAAAGAACTGAGTGTTAAAGTAAAGATGACGACCGTCTGTTGCCGCAGTCATGCACCATTCGTCGGCACTTTCAACACGCAGACGAGTAGCCATACTACCGAAAAAAGGATGCTTTAGAAGCAAGCCTACACGAGCAACAATAATGCGATCGAGGACGTCTACACGCATACGATCAAGTGCTTCGGGAGTAATGTTAGGATCTGGAGCCCAGTTCTTTTTACGCTTGGATTGAGTCTTTTTGACAGACATAGTTAACCTCTTGTTCAGTGCCTATAATGTAATATAACATATTTACTTGCTTTGTCAAGCATTAGATAGAAAGAGTGGGCAGTTTGACCTGCCCACTCTAGTGTCACCGTATTAGGCCGAAGCAGCACTAATATACTTGCCATAACGAGCGTGGAACTCGTCAAAGCAATCAATTGCTTCGGGATCAATCGGAAGATTATACTGAGTCAGTGCGAGTTTAATACCCATAACAACCAATTCAGTATCGAAGTTATCCATCGAGAACCGCATGAAGTTATTGACCATAAAGTCGAACTTCTTGTCGTTCTTGTCAGATGCTTCTTTAAGTTCGTAGCAGAGCGAGACAGTCAAGGAATACATGGCACTGATTTCACGAGTCTTCATCTCTTTAACCTTACCAGCGAGGATTTCGGTTGGATCGGGCATAGAACTTGCAATCTTACGGTGAGCCATAAACTTGACAGCAAGACCTTCGCCAACTGCACCTGCAACCAGGTCAGTAGTAGTGCCATCGTCAAGGTTATCTTCGAGCAATTCGCTAACAAACGACCACGAACGTGGAGTAGCAAACGAACGGCTAGGAGACTTAGGATCAAAGTCGTAAAGGTCCTTCTTCGAGAAGTTAAGGAAACCTACAACGTCTTTGTTGATTTTGTTGTTAACTGCCCACTGGAACCAATCGTCGAAGTCGACTTTCATTTCAAGGTGGACAAAGCGGTTAGCAAGCGGAGCAGGCATACGATAAGTAACACCTTTATCTGCTTCACGGTTACCAGCAGCAACAATCATAACGTTATCAGGCAGTCGATAAGTACCAACCTTACGGTTAAGAATAAGTTGGTATGCAGCAGCCTGCACAGCCGGAGCAGCACTGTTCATTTCGTCGAGGAAAAGAACAACGTTCTTATGCTTGGCTGCAAACTCTGCGTCGGGCAGTTCGCCTGGAGGAGCCCAAACCATTTTGCTGGTATTGGAATCAAAGTACGGAATACCCTTAATATCAGTGGGTTCCCAAAGGCTAAGACGAACGTCGATAACAGGAGCATTAAATTGCTCTGCAATCTGGTGAACAATGTCCGACTTACCAATACCCGGGGGACCCCAGAGGAAGATCGGACGCTTTTTAAGCATTGCATGACGAATGCTTGCTTTAGCCTTGTTCGGGCTAACAGTACGAGTAAGTTCTGACATGGAGTATTCCTTTCTGTGTTTCAGTGCCTATGTGTTAGTTATACAGCACGAAACACAGAAGGTCAACTACTTTTTTCCCATATGTTGAGATTTTTCATCCAAATGTAATCAGGCTTGTATAATTTGGGTATAGCGTGTTTAAAGTATTCAAGTACATCAAGAGGTGTTTCGTCCATTCTTGCAAAATGTTGAACAAATGACGGATGACGTTGATTGGTGAATCCAAAATACATATCCACATATTCCATTCTAACATAACAAGTGTTGTTGCAAATGTATTCATTATTAAAATTATATAACATTGACTGCAACGCAGTGTGTTCGTCATAATGGTGTCTTACGCGAAAATTTTCTAACCACTGTTTGGCATCAGCAACAGTCCAGTTTTTTATAGGTGGGATATCGTCCCACTCAAAAGAATAAAACCAACTTACCCATCTTTCGTACGGATCTCTAACAATTTTTATAATTGTGTAATCTTCAAAAGACTCTTTAGTAACTCTTCTTCTTTCCACCCATCCTACTGTTTTTAAAACACTTCTTACATGGTTGCTTCCGCATCTTGGCAGAACACAACACACCATCTTTTTTTCGTTATTTACTAATACATCCATTTGATAATTCGTTCTATAATGTTCTAGAACGTGTTAATGCTTTGTTTAATCCGTACTTGCGTACATCGCCACTAAACAATGCAAGTTCTACTGCTTTCTTTTCATTTGTTACAAGTATGCCATCTTTTGTTAAGTAATAAGGGCAATCAATAAATTTGTCTAAAAAAATAATTATTTGAGTTGTTAGTGGCATATCTTTTGGAAAAGGTATGTCATAAACTTTTAAATCAATTTTTTGTATAACTTCAAATCCGTCGTCTGTTAATCTTAAACCACTGTTGTCTTTTTGACGAGTGTTTTGCCACCACAGAGGTAAATGTTCAGTTATCGAATTATCAGAAGTACTTTTTCCAAGTTCTTGTAAAAATAACTTGGTGTAGACTTTTTTATTCATCTTCTACTTCTTCGCCTGTGGTTAATTTATAAACTGCAAAATCTGCGGTCTTAAACATCAAATTTAACTTACTTGCTAAATTAAATGCATGTCCAGGATTAGAAAAACTTGTTTTTTTATATTTTGGACCAGGATAACTTGTTAGACTATTAGAGCTTTTGAGATTAAAAGGCTTGCCTTTATAAAAGACAGCCCATACTGCTTCAGCATCTAGAACTTGTTCACACTTGTAAGTTCTACTATTTGTATACTCTAAAAGAACATTCGGTTTAGGTCTGCTCATTGCGTACTCCAATTATATACGCATATATTTATGACTTATGACCAGTTACCGCCGGCGTCCATTGATATTGTAATAGTTTCGTCGGAGGTTTTAGTGGAATATTCTTTTACAAATTTTTCCAGATCGCCGTTCATTCTACTCATAACAATACCCAAAGTAAATGCAAGGCTTTTTGCAACAGCAATATCTAATCGAACTTCTCTTGCATTGCTGGATTCTGCACCTTTAACCTGTTGTATAAATTGTGTTATAGGTGTTGTGTTAATTGGTTCTGTTGACATTGCTCAATGCAGCCTTCATTTCTAGTTCGGTCTTGAAAGGTCCGAGGTATTCGTTTCTTTCAATAGTAATCAGTTTTGGACAAAAACTTTTAAGCCAGTTAACATTAAATTTGATCAAGTAATAGCCAGCACAATAAACGCTTTTTGACTTTTCACTTTTTGTAAAAAGAGGTAATCTATGCACAATGTCGTACATACTGTTGTACGGTATACTGCGAGTAGGATATCCGTGTACACTAGTATCAGTTTTTGAATTTTCGTTTTGTGTAATTTTGGCAGTAAGAAAGTTTTTACCAAACTGTTTTTTTAATTGCTTCTCATCTTTGTAAAAACTAATCTCACCTTTGCGTGACAGGATAAAAGAATTTTCATCCTTTGTAAGTGTTCCTACACGCATACCTTGATCTTCGACTATCCAAAATCTATTCTCAAGAACTTCTTTTGCTGTAATTTGTTGTTTCACTTTTATTCCTTGGTGTATCTAGCGTTTAATGGCTCTGCATAGAGTGTGGCCTGATCTGCAATTTTTTGCATGTTCCATTTAGCACAAAACTTCATAAGTTTCATACCGACTTGACCGATGTCCTTGGGTTCAACACTATGAATACTAGTGTTTATAACTTCTCTAATATGTGTTGGCTGTGCCGATAGATCACAAAGTATAACGTTACGTTGATAGTCATCGATAACACGGTGTTCGACACCGTTGTGATCTACCCAACGCTGCAACATAAGATTATTCCAAGCAAAGCCTTTGCTTTTTTTATCAGCAAATGCTTCGGTAAGGCCTACTTTGTTTTTTGTACCTTTGACACGTACACCGGGATATGCGGAGAATACGTTGTCGCTGGTGTCGCCGCGCATACACTTTTCAAACAGCATCCATTCTGGGTCGGATGCAGTTTTAACAATGCCAGTCTTTTTATCTTTAATTGGCTTACCTTTGTCGTCAAAAAAGCCTTCGTGCGTGATAATCATATTTTGAACGCCATTGTACTGTTTCACTTTAGGTGAAATCAACTGTGCAAAGTCGCCATCTGTACTAATAATCACGTGACTGTCATTGGGATGATTTTGGATCCATCCAGCAATAAGGTCGTCTGCTTCAAGCACAGGATTCTGAAGTACAGTACAGTTGGTTTTATTAGTAACAAAGTCTTTAAACTCGTCAAAGATTTCCCAAAACACTTTGTCTTCTTCTGCTTCTCTCGGACTCATAGCATTACGAGTTTCTTGACGATTACGCTTGTATGGCTGATAAAAGTCTTTGCGCCAACTACGACCTTCAAGACAAAAGACAACGTGGTCGGCTTTAAAGTCTGTCCACGCTTTCTTAATGCTGTTAAATGTAATGTGTAGAGCCATGCCTACTTTTGTATCGATGTCGCCACGAACAACGTGTCGGGCACGAAAAAAAGTGTTAGCAGTGTCTACAAGAATGTAAGTTGTCATGATACTTCTGATTTGCCTTTTGCAATGGGTACTACATTAATATAGCCGGAACCGCGCTGTGTGTCAAGTCCTTCTGCATTCAACATTTGAAAAACAATGTCTCTAAACCAACGATCTACAATTTCTTCTTCAGGATCTGCTTCTGTACCATACCCATACAACATTAATTCTTTAATAAAGTATTCATTCCAGTCTAGTTCAAAAAACCCGTTGCGAATATTTTCTGGATTGATCTTGGTTTCAAGAACAGAAACGTAAGGCTCTTCTTTGCGAGTTGCACGATCTTTAGGAGAAAGACGTGCTAATTCTGCTTCTTCTTCGGCTTTTATTCTTTCAACTGTAAGTCGTTGTAATTCTTCTTCTTCTTTTATTCGTTTTGTTTCTGCTTCGATAGCAGCGGCTTCAATGGCTGCAACACCTGTTATTTTTTTGAGCCAATTTTTTACCATCCGATTTTCTCCCAAGGTACATCTTTGTCTCCAAAGTGTCCATATACACAATTTTTGCTATACTCGTGAAAGTTAAACAAATCAAATCTATCAATAATGCCTTTTGGACTTAGATCGATTTCGTTGCGAATAAAGCGTTCAATACTACGATTATGACCATTGCTGTCAATAAGAATACTAGTTGGCTGTTTAACACCGATAGCATAACTCAATTGAATGTTACACCAATCTGCCATTTCATCTGCTACTACGTTTTTAGCAAGCCAGCGAGCCATATATGCAGCACTGCGGTCTACTTTGGTAGGATCCTTGCCACTAAACGCACCACCACCGTGGGGAGCAAATCCACCGTAGGTATCAACAATAATCTTACGTCCAGTTACACCAGCATCGCCGTCTGGTCCACCGATAACAAAATTTCCAGTAGGATTGATGTGCCAAACAGTGCGTTCATCAATTAAATCTCCCAATACCTGTTTTACTGCATCACGAATTGGTGCCTTAACACTGTGATTAAACCCATCACGGTGCTGTTGACTAACAACAATTTGATCGATACGTTTAATGATACCTTCGCGCCTAGCACCATTATACTCAACACTTACTTGTGATTTAGCATCGGGCAACAAGAAATTATAGCCATCTAGTCGCATTGCTTTTAGTTTTTTCAAAATTTCATGACTGTAATGAATAGGTGCTGGCATCATGCTAGGTGTATGATTACAAGCATAACCAAACATAATGCCTTGATCACCGGCACCAAAATCGTCTGTGCCTAGAGCAATATCAGCACTTTGACTATGGATTTCATTGTAGATCTTTAGTCGATCCCAATGAAACCCATCTTGTTCATAGCCAATCTCTCGAACCTTATTGCGTACAATTTCGTTGACTTCGTCTTTGTTTAGATTAAAGTTCTTTACTTCGCCCGCCAACGTAACATGGTTGGTAGTTACAAGTGTTTCGACTGCAACACGAGTAGTAGTGTCACCTGCCTTTAACCCAGCATCAACGAGTGCGTCTGAGATTTGGTCTGCAACCTTATCCGGGTGTCCGTCGCTAACACTTTCGCTAGTAAAAATATAGTTCATAAATCTTTCCTTAAATTATTAAATTGTTCTTCGGTATGTATGCCTTTTGTGTAAGGTACAACTTTATCAAGTTCCCCAGGCATTTCCGAATAGGCTAATGTGGAGTCTTGGTGTAAACCGCCACCCTTTCGCCATAGCAAGCCGCGCAATCTCTTGAACGGTAAGGTTATAACCTTCTGTACGTCCGCCAACTGGCATAAGGTACACAGGGCATTCCACCCCCTCAGCACGATACGCTTCAACTGCTCTACCGACTTCTTCAACATCCACGTGATCAGCCACGACAAACTTAAGATAAAGTTCAGTGCCAGTGATATCGTAGTACTGACGAGCAACGCTAGGCTTAATAGCATCAGTCCAAGACTCTCCACTAACGGATAACTTTGGACTGCAACTAAACGTTGTTTTAAATCTTGCACGAGTTCCAAGGTATTCTCTAAACTCATCATGCAACCATTGTGTAGTATTTGTTTCAAATGTAACATTTTTTAGATCCGCCATCTTTGGGTGTTCAAATAGTTCGATGTATAGTCGTTGCCATGCCAGCAGTGGCTCGCCGCCTGTCATAATAAGATGAACGTCCTGACCGTTATCCATAGTCCACTTGCCTTCGGGCAGTAAACCTAGCAAATGTTCAACAACTTCATCCACAGTTTTATCCATTACAAGGTGTCTAAATTCAGGATAGATGCTTGCATATGTATCGCAACCAGTATGCACCAACGGCAGGTCAGTAAATGTTTTAGTAGTTTCGTGAACACCGTCTTCAATAAGTTTTTGTACTTCGATATTGTAACGTCCTTTAGGGGTATCACGTGGCAATCCAAAATTCATGCAGCGAAAGTTACAACCAAAGGTACGTAGGAATACACTGGGTACTCCTACAAACTTGCCTTCGCCTTGTACACTGTAAAATGCTTCACTATAACGTAGTTTCATTATCGTAGTAACTCCAGGCTTAGGCACTTGCCAACATATTCAGTAACGTCTTTGTCTTTTTCTATGATGTAAACAGACCGTTCCTGTCTATCGGTCTTTCTGTCATAACGACTAAATTCAAGAATTTTACCATTTTGAGCATTGTAGATACGGAAACTCAATGCTGGATCATCTTGCACAGAACGTTCATCTGGAAAGTCTCTTGCTGACAATCCTATTACTTTATCGTGATCGTTTAGCCAGTTTCTTAATTTTCTTTTTAAGAATTTCATTTTGGTGCAAACTCCTGTTGTAGTTTAATATTGTCAAAGAATTCTTTCTTAACACCAGCATCTGACTTAAACACACCTTTGAGTACAGTGGTTTGAGTTAAACTTGAATGTGCCATAATGCCGCGATTTTCACAACAACCGTGAGTAGCCTGGATATAAACGCCTACATCTTTACTACCTGTAGCACTCATGATTTCTTTTGCAATATCCATTGCTAGTTCTTCTTGTAGAGTACCACGCCTTGCACACCACTGTGCAATACGAGTATACTTACTAAGACCGATTAGAGTATCGGCAGCAATAATACCAATATAGGCAACACCTTTTACTGGTTGGTGATGATGACTACACATACTTGTTATTTCACTACGAACTACAAGCATACCATCATAGCGTTCCTCAGTATGGTTAGGAAACGCTGTTGCATTTGGCATAGGAAAGTAACGTCCGGACATTAGTTCGTTGACGTACATTTTAGCAAGACGCTTGCCAGTTTCTTTGCTGTTTGGATCATTCTTGCGATCAATTACTAGACTATCAAGAACGTCTTCAAACTTTTCAGTAAGTTCTTTAATTAGTTCGTCCTTTTCGCCTTCTTTGATGAATTGCGAAATATTATCGCCAGCCCAATATCTTGCACCTGCTTCGTCGATGCGTTGTTTA